TTAATTGCCCGTCTCATTTTTCCTTCCTTCCATGGATTTTACGGCTTCCATGATTTTGTTTATTTCGCCGTTGATGTTTGCCTGCGCCCCTGCTTTTAGTTCAAGGCTTATCTTTGCGTTCTCCACCGCCTTTTCGATGGAGTTAGACAGCATAAAGATAATGCCTAAAAGCAGCCAACCGCCGCCCATAATCCAGCGGAACACGGGATCGGCGTCCTCTACCACTTTGAACAGGAGAAGAAAAACAATAACCGTGCTGACTGAAAAAACAACGAGCCTTTTATTCAGAAAGCCGATAAAGAATTCTTCCCATGACCATTTTCGCGGTTCTCCCATACGCTACTCCTTAAACTTTTCTCATATTTCAACTAACGCCTTGAAGCTTTTTAATTCGGGACTGGTTTTTCGCAATGCAATCATCGCAGCAAATCTTCCGGGCAGCCACAGTTTTGAATTCTGTTTTTTTCTTCTCGTATTCTTCTATTTTCTTTTCCATGCCCTCAATCAAAATGCCTGCGGTGCCGTTAAAAAACCTGATTAAAACGCCGCGGATAGCTTCTTTGATTTCACCGAATTCGGCATAGGTATCGCCGCATTTGACCTGTTTTGCTTTTTCCTGTAACTGGCTGTAGCGTTTTTCAATATCTTTCAAAATCGTGTTTATGTACCTATCGCGGCTGAATTCTGTAAGTTTTTCCCAAAGGTTATTCCGGCGTATCCGCTTATATAATTCGCTCTTAACTATCGCCGAAAACTTTTCAAACGTGAAATAGCAGTGATCGCCCTGCAAAAGAGGCGGCTCAAGGCTGTCCTCAATTTCTTCTACAAGGTCATAAAGGTTTGCAGTTACATTATGGTCAATGTCGTCTGTAAACTTTTTCAGGCTTTCTTTTAATAACGCATCCTTATCCCTTTTGTCTAAAAGACGCATTATGCCGCCAAGGTTCAATTCTTTTTCCCCCAATTTGATCGAAAATCCATTGATGAAAATTATCGCCACTAAAACCAAAATGGATAAAACGATAATCAGTAAATGCTCAATCGGCATCGCGTTGACATCCATTTGGATATTTGCGTCCAAAAGATATAGATACATGGTTCCCCCCCGGTTAGCCCAAAAAAAAGCCCTCTATGGCGGCACAAGGTTTCCCCGGTGTCGATATAGAGGGCTTCCGCGTTTTCGGTAGCCAGCTTTATAAACTGTCTATTATGAGTATATCCCTATAAAAACTGTCCGTCAAGGGAATTATGAAAAGGTGAAGTATTTGCCGACCTTCTTAATTGTGGCCGCAAACGGCAGTTTATCCTTGTATTTTTCAAGCTGCTGCATTAAAACGGAAGAACCGGAGAAAAACACATAATGGACGGCCTCATTCTCCGGGTAAGAAAACTGGACCGTAAGGCAATCGGGGTTTTTAGCTTCGCTGTATTTTGACTTCTTGATCCTGTACCGCAATACTAAAATCTCCTTGTCAAGAATGTCATCGAGGGATAATTTCTTTCCGTCCATAATAGGGGAGATTGAAGTATCCGCAAAATCAGAAAATTTATTCATTTAACTTTCCTACCTCTCTCATCATTTCCTTGAATTGTAACGTGATCTGTAAATTATGGGTATTCGCGTGCTTTAACCAGCCCCATGTGGACGCGACGGAAGAGCGGTATTGCTCCGGCGTTATTTTCTTTTTTTCAAAAAGTTTCGGCAGCACGGCAAGCCGCTTCCGCACCCTTTTTGCCGTCCGTTTCCGCAGCAGAATATAATTGTCGAAATGCCGGTATCCCAAAAAGTCAACGCCGCGCGATACCGGGAAAATATCATTTTTGCTGAACTTCAGCTTTAATTTTTCGTCTATAAAAACCGTCAGGCGGTCCCGGCATTCTTTCAAAATCTTTTTATCGTTATTGAACAAACAGAAGTCGTCGCAATAACGTATATAGTCGATTCTGCCGTATTGTTTCTGCAAGTCGTTTTTTACAAACTGGTCTACTTCGTTCAAATACAAATTGCCGAACCATTGGGAAGTGTAGTTGCCGATAGGGACATTCTTACCGCCCGGAAAACTGCGGACAATGTTTTCGATAAGCCATAAGGTGTCAGGGCATTTTATTTTTTTCTTTATTATTTCCATGAGAATATCCTGATCGACGGAAGGATAAAACTTGCTGATGTCGCATTTCAGGACGTACTTGTTTCGCCTAACATATTCCATTGCCCTTGTGCTTCCGGCGTGTATCCCTTTCTTTTCCCGGCAGGCGTAAGAATCGTAAATAAACATTTTATCCCATATAGGAACTATCAGATTCATCAGCGCGTGTTGGACAATGCGATCCGGATAAAAGGGAAGGACATAAATAGTCCGCTTCTTTGGCTCGTGTACAATTTTTTCCCAATACTTTGAAGTGGTAAAGGTTTTATTTATGAGGGACAGGCGTATTTTTTCAAGGCGTTCATCAAGATTATCCTTTGTCTTTTGGACGTTCCGATGCGTGCTTTTATGGAGCGCCGCCTTTTGATAAGCAAGGCGTATATTTTCAATGTCGGTAATCATGGGCCACAAACCACCATGCCTACGCATAAAACGAGTTCCTTGAAATTGGACTGCGTTGCTTTCGCCTCCCTAAAGGCTACTAACAACGCATTCCCTCTTTTTCGTATTTTGCCGGTTGACTATAGCAACTCGACAGAGCAAAATGTCCAGCCGTAGAGTTAGCATACGCACCGCCCTATGTCTCCGCCCCTGACTGCCGTTATTCGAATTCGCGTTCGACCGCGCATTATTCGCATTACGCGCCTGAGAACCGCAGTTCGTGGAATTGTTCCAATTGCCACCTGCCAGCAGAGTGGGAATACGACATTCCGCTCAACCGGGCTTTCGCCCGGATAAAACATTATATTTTACCCGGCATGAGGTGTCAATCATTTTCCAGCCGATCCTACTGGTTCAGCAGGGTTCCCAATTGACCCCTGATAGCTTCTGCCTGTTCTTCAAATCCCGAAAGCCGCTCATAATCGTCATTGTTGATACCGGCTTGCTCCGCTGTGGCAAGGGCAAGGCCGCGGACGGCTCTTCCGGCTCCGGCTTGACGGTCTATGGCTTCAAGCTGCCCCAGGTACTCGGCAATTTGCTCCTGCCTTTCCTGTTCGGCAATTTCATCTTCGGTTTTGCCGACTACTATATTGCCTTCCACAATCCGCGCATAGCAGCCGTTTGAATTGTAGACTTCTTCCGTTACCTTCAGCCCGGCTTTATTAAAGCCGGCCGCCTTCATTTCGGCTTCGGTATTAAATGCCCGAACTTTGCCGCTGTCTTTTACCAAAAAAATCATCTTATCCCCCTTGAATAAGTAAAGACTTTGTTTTGAGGGGATTGAATCGCAGCCGGATTGATAATCGAAATTCAGGCTTAAAAATTTCCTCGTTCTACGTTCAACGAATTACTAAGCCCGAATAACGTATTATTGGCTTTTCCGTACCACGATGTCAAGCCCTCTACGTTCTACTTTATATTGGTCCGCACGAATTACGTTTTATAGTTTTGCCCGAATAACGTAACTTTACGCACCACCCCGTATTACCGCCTTGTACGGCTCCGCCCCCGACCGCCGTGATTCGAATGCGCGTTCGACCGCGCAGCATTCGCATTACGCGCCCGAGAACCGCAGGTCGTGGAATAGTTCCAAGCGCCACCCGCCAGCAGAGCGCAGGCAAGGCCCCAAAATGAACCTTTTCCCCCTGCCTGTCCGTATGGACCGTAACTACTGGTTGTTACCGTTATATCTCCATAGCTAGGCGTTGTGCTGGTTTGCCCATACATAACGCCGTCCCTACCGGCAGCCGATGTCGTTCTCAGCCATTGCCATAGCAGGCCGCAGCCTTCCTCTACGCCGTATATGCTGATCATCCTGCGCCCCGCCGTGTCGCTATGCCCTCCGGCTCCGTCCCCCGGCATTGTCGATCCCGCAATGTTGGTTTCCTCGTTGCTCCCCATCATCGCCAATGCAAATTCGCCGTCATCAAGAAGTTCCTTTTTCACGCAGAGCATATCTTCCACATGGTCAACATACTGCCGCGTTCTCGTAGGCGCGCCCTGATAGACTGACTTTGTATTGGCGCCGCTTCCGCTTTGCAGGTAAATGTCTACCCAAAAATCCAGTTCCGGGATATACACCATGCCCTCCGGCTCCGAATGCGGACGGTGATTGAGACACCAAACCGAATAGGGGAGAATGTCCCCGGCGACATAACCGTTCAACGGATGATTCAATGTCGCGCCGCCTTTCACATAGGTCAAGCCGTTGCCGACATTCGCGCAGAGGGTATGAAAGCCGCCGATAAGACGCACATTGGCAGGGTCATAATCCTGGGGATTTGTTTTTGAAAGGCTTATTCTGACATACACCTCGCCCAATTCCAAACCGGGGCAAAGGAAAACATAATAATCCTTTCCGTTGGTAAGCAGACCGGTATCAAGATAGGAACCGACATCCAGAACCATGTCCTCATCGGCGCTGAACGTACTCGCGCCGAGCGCGATTTTTGTCCCTGCTTTTATCGTAAGTTCCCGTATGCCGCTTGCGACAATGAACGGACTGCCGTCCTTGAAAACGCTGTCCATAACGATTGTTTCAGGACCGTTGTTTATCCATTCAAAAATCGGCGGCTCCGTGTCCGGCGTGTTTACCAGTATCCAGATATTGCCGTCAAAAAGGTTTTTGACCCTCGTGCCGTTCCAGATTTGAAGCTGATCCGTTCCGCCAATTTTCAGAAGCGCATAATCAGTCAACACCTGCTGCGAAGGATCGTTGCCGAAATCATAGGCGTCCAAAAATCCGCCGGGGCTCAAGCCGACTATTGTGTCAACTTCCCTTTTCAAAAAAGCCGTGCGCTTCGCCAGTTCCGTTATCGGCTTATTGTCTACTCCGGCAGCCCCGCCCTGTACCCAGCTTCCCGTAACAAACCCGTGGACTTTTTCAGACCATACAGGTTCATCGTCAATTTCAAAAAAATTGTCCTCATAAGTTTCTACTGCCATAATTCACCCTCCAATTAAAATATCAGTATCCATTGCCCGATAATGGATATGTCGCTTTCTTTGTTTATGGGCTTATTGATCGGATTGCCAAGTTCATCCTCTCGAATACGCCGCGAAAAAAGCGTCCCGTCCTCGCACATGAGACCAAACTCAAGAATGGATAAACCATTTGCTTCAGCGGTTCCCAAGCTCCAATCAAACTGTACCTGCCCCATTGCCGGGAACGAATAGCCGTCAAGGTTTTTAATAAAAGCCCCGGTAAGCGTTTCATTGGTAACAACTGGCGGAGTTCCATTTGTTCCTACGGCAATTTTTATGATGTTGCGGTCTGTAAAATCCCCTGCAACCAGATGCGCCATTTGATCTCTTGCGCCGTTGAGGATAAGGTTCGCGCCCCTCACTTCCTCGATTAGCACACCGTTTTTGAATACCTTATAATTCAGTATTCCCCTGATTGGTTTTTGTTTGCCAATATCATCGACAAACTTCAAGCAGTTTGATGTTTCGCTTGCTTCATTCATAAACTCCCCCTCTCCAATTTCTTTTTTCATTCCAACGGAATGAGTATCATGCTATCGCGTAGCAGCACGCCGTCATCGCGGGTAAACCCGGCATCGCGGAAATGATGCTTCATGTACCAAATTTTCATCGTCTCTGTAGCAGAGACTGTATCCGTAAAACTATTCACCGTTAAATCAATTTTTTTATTTTCAGCGATACCGCCGTTCGCGCCGCCGCGGAATGTGTTCCCGTCCCTGCGGATAGTTTTGTTTCTTAATTTTTGCAACGTGTCGGAAGTTTCTACGCCTATAGATTCGCCGCATTGTTCAGCCGCTTCTATTTGTTCAGCTACCACATTATTCAAGCCGACAGTATTAAAAAATTCCTCAACAGTCTTATCGCTCAATCCGTCCCTGACAATTCCGCTGTCGCGCAATAAAGAAGTGTTACGCAAAGCCTGAGCAAGCTGCCTTTCTTCATACCGTCCATAATCAAACGTGAGATAAAACTTTTCCTTTTCCCATGTGTTACGCAAAAACGGCGGCGAAATAGTATCCCTTGACGGCACCCTGCGAATGTTCGCGCCCCGCACAAGGTTTGCGTTTCGCGCATACTTTCCGCTTCGGTCAATAAAAAATTCCTCTTCCTCGGTATTCACGAAAGTACCGTCTCGCCTGAAACGACCGTTCCGGCGCAATCTTCCGGCTCCTGAAAAATCATCAACCAGTTTTTTTGTCCGCATTTCCATTAAATGCTGTTCGTCCATTAAAACTTCATCAACCAAGTACACTAACTGGTTAAAAGCCTCAAAAAAACTTCTGGTATTTTTTACGGAGTTAATCGCGCGGATCAGGTTGCTTCTTGTTTCGTTGTCAGGCATGGATTCTTCCGTCGCAACATTGAACCTATAAGGCAAGCCGCCGTATTCAAACCATTCCTGGACAATAGCCTTTGAAAAAACCGTGGAAACAATATCCTCTACGACAGAAGGCGTTCCCTTGCGGAAATGCCAATCAAGAGATTTCAGAACCAGATCGCGCTTTACTTCCAAGGGCATTTTCGGATCATAAAAATCAACGTGAAACTGCCATGCCAACAAATCTACCAAAACAGAATCTACCGTTTTATTCAAAACCAAGTTTGGGATAACAGCGACATTCGGAATTTTTTCAATAATGCCCCTTAATACTTCGTCAAACGCCTCAGCCGCCATTTTAATCTTCGGGTCAGACGCTAAATTTGGAGGCATTAAATTAAGAATAGAGACGTTGTTCAGTTCCATTATTTGTCCTCTAATCCTTCGTAGGATGCCGATTTGCTGCCGCCGAATTGCGCGACTTCGTAAGGCTCCAATACCGTAAATTCAGGCGACACAATTTCCAAGCGTTTCACTCCGCAGTCCAAAACCAATTTACGAAGCATATCCGGCAGAATGTCCAAGCCAAGCGCGGATTTTTGCCATGCGATATACTGGTCAACCGCCCTATTCACCGCTTCGATGATTGACGAGGCTTCTGTAGCCCTTTCGGTGTCAATCCAATACCTGAAATTGACATTAAACTGAATAGGCGTTGGCGGTATAACGTGGACAAAATCAGTAAGAGGACGGCGCGACCTGTCTGTCAATGTTTCATTTACCTGCTGCAAAACTTCATCGGACGGCAATTCGCCTTCCTTCATCAAAACGGTTACATCAACATTCCCCGGCCCGGTTCCGCTCGTTCTGAAATAATTAAAAAGAGCGTTATAAAAACCTACCGTATCGGATACACCCCACGGAGAAAGAAATTCCGCAAAAGACTGCATATCAAGTTCCGGCATCCATACCCTTGAATCCACAATACCGGGATTGGCGGTTCTCGCCCAAAACTCGTAAGCGCCATCCGGCCCGGCGACCGAAAAAGACTCAGGCAGTATCCTCAGTCTGTCTTTATACGCATCCAAGCCTTCCACTTCCTCGCCGCCGCTTGACGGCGTTATATTTTCAACCGCCGAAACGAAAGGAACGCGGTCTACCATGTTTTTGATTGTGCCTATGGCAAAACCATCGCCTATAATACCGGCTGTTAAACACTTCGCTTCAATTTCCCCTGTCAATTCTCCGGCAGGGATTACAAGCTCCGCCATTGTTGCGAAAAATAATTTATTATCAGCGGTTACGCGGCTTCCCCTCGGAATAACCGTTTTGACAGTTCTCTCAACGGCAAGCGTGTAGCGGATTGTGGTAAGGGAGTATGAAGCGGAAAGCCGTTTGCCCCGCTCGCCGTATAGATACCCGATATGCTCAACCGTGTTTTCATCGGCGAAAAACAACAGGCTTCCTTTGCCGGCATAGTCTATATTTTGGTTTACCTGACCGAGTAACGCCGCTTGCGTCAACAGCATAAGCCGTTCCGGGTCTGCTAGACCTTGCCGGAACCCCGGCTCGCCGTTTGCGCGGCGTATCGCTTCGTAGACTTCTTTTAATCTATCAGCCAATACAACAGCGTCATCTTCCGCAAATTTCAAATCTTCAAATCTCATACTTCCACCACCTGAATTAAAATATCCGGCCAGAATTTACCGCTTTTCAAATCAGCATCCCATCGGATTTCCTTCAATACCGCCCTCGGCTCGTATTTCCTCAGCGCTAAAAAGACTTCCTGTTCTGCCTTCGCCCTCGTAAGCAATGAAGGGCTGTCTAAAAAATCAAATGATATTCCAAAATCACGGTCCAGCGGCTGCGTTCCCTTGCGCGTTGTCAAAATCGTTCTCACGTTTTGCATAACAGCCAATACGCCTGTCGCGCCGAATGTGATGTTGTTTGGCATTGCGTCCAGAGTTACCCATTGCTCGCTCATTTGTACTCCTTAAACGTGCATGACAATTCCGTCCACAAAATATCGCCTGTACCCGGCTGAAATCGTGTAGATGTGCTGTTTATATTTTCCGCATACCAAAAATTATCAGATAACGGCGCGCCCCTTAAAATTAAAGGGAAGTTTTTTCCCTCACGTACCAATTTCCTGAATAACTGATATGTAATTTTTGGGTTTACGCTTAACATTTTTGTTATTGATATTTTTAATTGTATTTCGTCCTGACCCGGCCCTAAAAATTCGGAAAGCGGCGCGGAGTTTATCGTTTCATGGGTAGCCCACCTGCCGGAAGATTGCTGCGTCAATTCCGAAAAGGTAAAAGTGAGAATACCTGAGACTTGAAAAACTATCGGCCCCCAATTTCCTATAAGCATTAAGTTACGCTCCCCGGCGCCGTAGTGGAGCCTGTTTGAGAAGTGGGACCGCCGCTTGTCGCTACTGTTATACCTGCGGGAACTACGGCATTGTTTTGAATATGCGTAACAATGGCGGTCGCTAATTTTTGATAAAACGCAGTAACGGCGGCTTTTGCCTCCGGCGTTGCCGCTGCGTCCATAACCGCGGTTGCTATTTCTTGACCTAGTTGGTTTCCATTCATTGCCATAATTCGCCCCTATGTTCCGCTTGCCTTATTTCCAGTTTGCGGCGCGCCAGTTGCCAAACAAAAAGGCAAAGCACACAAACATCCAGTGCCGGTAGGCGGCGCAACTCCATTACATTCAAGAGTGCCGCCTGTGATTACAACTTTTCCATTTATTTCTACATCTGCGCCTTTAACGGTGTTTTTTGCGCCAGCTTTGCTTGTGAGATTTCCCCCTGCTTCAACAGTTATATTTCCCCCTGCTTCAATAACAGAATTTCCGTCAACTTCTGTAGTTTGGTTCCCCTTTATGGTCAAATCATCATCAATGCCGATTTCAGTTTTTCTCTTTTCTTTTATTTCAGTTTTGACATTGTTTATTTTCTCGGTCATTGTCTGGTCTACTACCAAATCCAACGTCCCATTATCCGCATCGAACCGGATAACATTCTTTCCGTCATCGCTAACGATTAAAATTATATTCGGCGCTCCGCCCTGCGGCATTTTGTTTGCCGTGTATACCTTGCCGAGAACATACCCCTCTTGACCGCCGTTCGGCAGTTTGCTTATAACAACATGATCCCCTTCTTTCGGTGTCCAGAAAAAATTCCATCCACCGGCAGCCGGAAATAACACTTGCAATTTGCCGCTAACGGTTCCGCCCAAATCGTCCATCGCAACACGAGCCGATGCGCTGTTCACGTCCCTTGAATCTGTTTGCCCCTGGTGCAGTCTGTTATCTGCCATATCAGTACCCCACCAAAACCCTGCGGGATTTTATGACAGTCTCGTATTTATCGCCAAGGCCGTGTTGAGTGTCATAGACCGAATACTTGCCGTTGTATGCTCCAAACCCGGTAAAGCCGATATTTACACCGCTGACCATTTTCAGGTTTCCCCTCACCCTCAATGTGCAAGTCCATTCATTTTTATTTTTCTCACGCGCTACAGCTTTTGCCTGCCTTAACGAATTGTCCGTTCTATCCGGCCTTACGCTGTCGAAATCTGCCGTTATGTCATTGAACGCATTGAACCCTGTATTGAATGTCCCGCCTGACGCTTCCGACGAGGTATCCTCGCCGTTGCGGAAACTGTCGCCCCTTAAATCACCGGGACGCTCATTTACATACGCAATCTGCCCGGTTGCCGGAGGTTCTGGCGGTTCAAATTCCGCTTGAACCAGCTTTCCGCTTTTCGGGTCTTTATAACTGGCTATTGCTTTGCACACCGTGCCGCTCGTATTCTGCGAAAAGGCATAACTTAAAATGCGGCCGCCGTTCCCGAATTCTTTTTTGTCAAACGTGTCTACAACGGGCTTTGCTTCATAAGCCTCTTCCTCAAATAAAATTACTTTGTTGTCAGTTACCTTTAATGAAACGCCGTACTGAACGCATAACTCCAATAAAAAAGCCATGTCGGATTTTTCTTCTTGATCCACCCTGTCAAGCTCAATAGCAGTTTCGACTTCATACATCAACTCAAGCCCTGCGTCATCGGCAATGTCCTGCGCGATTTTTTGAAGCGTAGTATCTTCCCATGCCCTTGTCTTTTCGCTGTTGCGAATGCTTGAGGATATGGGTATCGACAGGGCTTTAATGACAACTACATCAGGCGGACCGGAAAAATTAACGGTATCAATTTCAAAAGAACCGCAATCCAATTCCCTGTTATCGCCTTCAAAGTTCCAATTCTCTACGCAAATAGCAGCTCGTAAAATAGTGCCGGAAACCGCGTTGTCAGTTTGCGCCGCTTGCGCCGGTGCTTCCGAGGGGATTGTCAAAACATCGCCTACATAGATAAGCGGCGAACCGTCAATTGCCGTTCTCCTTCCGGCTAACTGCGGATTTGCCTTAACTATTTCCTGCCATTTTGAAAATGTTCCAAGGTATTGAATAGAAATTGCTCCAAGAGTATCGCCGCTTTTTACGGTATGCTGTTTTTTTTCAACCGGCCTTTCTGTCGATACTTTTTCAACAATCTTTTTCGGATACCAGTCGCCTATCCAGTTGTTTTCCCTGTCATGGCATTTCAGAGTAAGTTCATCGGATTCTTTGCTCGCTTTATCGGCATAGGTAAATTCAAGAACAGAAGCGGTCAACGCTTCTGTAATATCTTTTCCGTCATAGGATACCCGGACAAATGAGCGCCTTGATTCTGCCATATTAAGACCTCTTCCACGGCGGCAGGTTCGCCGATGTTTGCGCTCTTGCCTGCGGCCTGTCCGGTACATTTATCATCACCGGGACTGTAAATTGAACGATATGGCGCAAGGTAGGATTAGCGGCTAACAGGATATGGGCAAAGCCTTCGTCCTGATAGAGTTTCCATGACAGATAATCCCATACATCGCCCTGCGACGCCAAATACTGCCTCATGCGTAGCTCACTCTGCGCTGGTCCCGCATGATATTATCCAGTGCCGATTTTACCCTTGTTTCAAAATCGTCTGCCGCCTGTTCGCCGGCCGCAGATATTTGATTCACCGTTTCCTTATCCGGCGTTCCGCCAGTGAATGTATTGTTTTGACTGAAATTGATATTGATAACATTTTCACCGCCAGACATTCTCTGCGCTGCGGCTTGCATAACCGGAGGCGTTCCGCTCGTTGAAGCCGTTGCCGTTTGCTCATTCATGCGCGAAATATATCCGCCCATATCCCCGGCTTGTTTCCAGATGTCAAACCCTTGAGGGCTGTTATTCAACGGCACAACAGCTTCCGCGCCGCGTTCCGCAATCTCCGCTATATGCCTATGGGTGAATATGCCGCCATCTGCGTGTCCGGGAAGAAATGACTTGAACTTATCAACCGCGCCGCCGACAAAACCGCCAACCTTATCGCCGATACCGCCAAAGAAGTTTTTTACCGCTTCCATTTTCTCTTTGAAGAAATTGACATAGGATTCTATTTTTTGCTTTATGCTGTCAAACAGACCGAAGAACGCATTTTTCAGATATTCAATAGTCGCTGCCGGACCTTCTTTTACCGCTCCCCATAATCCGGCAAAAAATCCCTTTATGTTATTTATTCCGTTGAGGAAATTATCTTTTATTCTGGTCAATGCGCCGCCTGAGAAATTATCAATGAAATTGAAAGCCTGTCCGCCAGCTTCTTTGATGTCGCTCCAACGGTTTTTGAGAAAATCAGTCGCAGCGGCTCCGGCATTTTTCATTCCTTCCCATGCCGCGCTTGCTCCGTTTTTAATACCGTCCCATGCTTTACCAGCCACATTTTTCATTCCGTCCCACGCATTGCTCGCGGCTCCTTTAATGCCTTCCCATGCGTTACTTGCAACGTCTTTTATTTTTCCCCAAGTGTTGTCTACAAAATTGCGAAACTTTTCATTGTGGTCATAGAGTGCTTTTAATCCGCCAGCCATAGGATTGACCATGCCAATCGCAATGCTTTTCCAGTTATCTTTGAGAAAACCACCGACTTTGGACGCACCGCCCTTGATGCCTTCCCACGCGCCACTGGCGACATCTTTAATTCCGTTCCATGCTTTTCCAGCTACATCCTTAACTCCGTTCCATACTCCGCTGAAGAAATCGCCAATAGCGCCAAAGATATTTTTAATAAAATCAACCGCGCCAGAAACGAAACCGCACACGGCATCCCATACCGCTTTGGCAACCTCTTTTATTTTGTCAAAGTTTTTTACAACCAAAACAACTATGGCAATCACCGCCGCTATCGCAGCGATTACCGCCAGCACCGGCCATGTTGCCGCCCATACCGCCGCCGCCATAGCGCCAAACCCTGTCGCGCCTGCGGCACCGCCAGCGGCTGCGGCTGCCCCTGCTGCCCCGGCGCTCGTCCCGAATAATCCCATGATACCGCTTGCAAGCCCTACAACCGCCTTCAATACTCCGAAAAGGGAAATGACTACTTTTATTCCTGAAATGAACGTAGGCGCAATTGCAAGCATGGCGATAATTTTTCCAAGGTTTTCCCAACCGCCGACAAAATTGGCAATTCGGGTAGCCGTTTCTTTTACCCATGTTCCGAACTCTTTAATCTTGTTAATTATTTCCGGCAGTTTTTGGACAGCCTCGCCAAGCCATACGCCAAACTTCTGGCCAAGTTCCTGAATTAAAGGTCCCTGTTCTACCATTGCGTCCTTCAAATGATCAAATGCCTGCGTTATTGGACCAATGGCGCTCCCTATGAATTGATTTTTTAATCCCCCGAATGCGTTTTTCATTCGGCTCATGGCATCGCCATAGTTTTCAGAAGCCCTTGCCTGTTCTTCGCTGATAATTATTCCAAGGCTTTGCGCCTCATCGCCAAACGCCCGCAAGCCATCACTGCCCATTTTCATGGCGTTCATCATTTTTGGCCCGGCTGTTTTTCCAAACAAAGTAATAGCTACTCTGGTACGTTCAGCATCGTTTGGAAGTACCTGCATATAATCGGATATTCGGGCAAACGCTTCCTCCGGTTTCATTCCGGCAAGTTTCTGAGCGGATAAGCCGATTTCCTCAAGCTGCTTCGCCGCGGATTCGTTTCCGGCTGCTCCCATTTTTATAGTGTTGCTCATTTTCTGAATTGCGCCGTCAAACTCTCCGGCTTCTACCCCTGCCGTACTCATCGCGTAACGCAATTTCTGATAGCCCTCAATTCCCATGCCCAATGAATCGGCGGTCTTAGCGGCTTGATCGCCAGCCGCGGCAAAATCTCCGGCAAGTTTCAAAGTAGCCGCGCCTAGCGCAGTAACGCCGCCTACAACGCCGAGAGCAAGTTTCCCGGCGTTTGAGGCGAAGTTCTTAAAGTCTTTTCCAAGCTGTTTCCCTGCGTCCTGCACATTTTTCATTTCGCGTTGAACTTGACGGATCGCGGCTGACGCTCCCGTATCTTTACCGGCAATTTCGAGGCTTATGTCCCACACGGTTTTCTTAGCCATATTTTTTCCCCGGCTTTGGTTTATTCATTTCTTTCAAAACCAATTCAAGTTTCGCGTTATACGCAAGCAACTCCGACAACGGCATATTTTCCAAGTCCGTTATCGGAGTATGTGCAACCATCGCAAGCCCTAAGCAAATCCCCCTGATATACTCAGCGGGATTTGCAAAATCAAAAACATTTACTTCGTTACCGGCTTCACTTCCGATTTCTCCGGTTTCGCTTCCGCTTTCTCTTCCGGCTTCGCGGCCGGATTTGTAAAACCCGCATCATCATCACCCTCAGTGAACTGATCGTAAAATGCCTGCGGATTTTCATGCCTGACGAAAGCAGAAACGGTCTGCCAGATTTTCTCGTAGTCGTAGAAAGGAAGCTTTTCGATAAACCGGAACGGAACGCCGGAAATCTCTGCGGCAAGCCGCGCGCAATACTCAGACGAAGTCGGACGGTTGATGCCTGATATGTTGCCGCCGCCAAACGTCTCGCGCTCGCAGCGGTTTATCATCGCGCCGTTGACTTTCCCGAATTCCAATTCCACGGTAAGAATCTCGCGGCCTTCCCACTTCAAATCTTTCTGTGAAAGCTTCACGCTTACTGTTTTAACGAACATTTTAATCCCCCATATAGTTTTTGCTCTTCAACGGTTCCTTTTAGACGAGAAGGTTTTGCCTTGTCTCTGCCATTAAGTCTTTGCCGTTGACCTTATAGATGTACTTGAACGCATCCCACTCAAGAATTTCATCGCCGTCCAAGAAGTGCTGAACATAGTTCAACTGGATGGTGATTGTCGCTTCGCCGGCCGATGCCTGTTCAATCGAACCGGGGCTTGCGCCGCTCAACTGGCCTTTCAGTACCCACCGATTGGGGACTTTTTCCTTTGCATGGCTATCGGTGTTCTGCACGATAATTTCATTGCGTAAATCAATGGTGCGTACAGTTCCCAATTCCATGTATTTGGTAATTTCCCCGTAAATCACCGGGCAGTTAATGACCGCCGTCAAAGGTTCCATTGAACCGGGAAAAGCGATATTGACTTTTCCGGCAACACCGGCGCCGCTGAATTCTTCCGACGATAATTCAAAAGAGGGAAGTTCAACGGACACCGTGCCTTTCAAAGCCGCGCTGGTTTCCGAATCGTAAACCATAAAAACATTGTTACCTGATGCGATACCTGGTCTCATTTTCAAACCTCCTTAATTAAAATAACCCTTCAAGGGCATCGGGATCGTAGCTGAAATTAAATTCAAGCTCCTTCGCGGCATTGGACGGCGTGAGGTAAACTTTGAACAAAAGTTTCCCGCTCATAATGCTCTGATTGTTGTTGTCGGCGCGCTGGAACTCAACACGTCCGTCAATGATTGCCTGCCGGGATTTCAAGGTGTTGAGATACTCATTGCCGGTGAGCAAAATAGTATCAATCAAAATCCGGCGTATCGGTTTGTCCACGTTCTGCCACATAGTCCGGTTGACCACGTTCTGAACGAATATGAACATACGCCTGACAGAGATTTCAAAATCCTTGATGTCGGTATTGCCGGGGAACGCGGTTGTATTCACGCCCCATGCGCGCCAGCCGTCCATGTTGATGAACGTGTTGATACCGTTCTCGTTCAGGTAATTGGCTTGAGTTACGGACATCATCGGAATCACATTCCCGTCCTCGTCGCAAAGATTGGTCATGGAAAGTAATTTGTTCGATGCCTGTTCAAACGGCAAGCCGCCGTTCCTTCCGTCCACTTCGCCGAACATTCCGGCCAAACGGACAGACGGATAATAAACCTGCTCGCCTATGGCAACACACGGCCAATTCGCAATGGCGAAGGGATTCACATAGCTGTTGTCATTTTTCCACTTCGGCAGGTTGCGATAGTTCGCATAATCCCCGGTGGTGGGAAGGTCAAGAAGGGCAAGGCAGGAGAATTCGCCTTCAAGGTGTTCCGCTTTTCCCATCATCAGCGAAGCGACTTCCGGGATATGGCTCCAGCCGGGACAAATCAGGAAGCACGGGATTTTCCGCATATACTGGAACACCTGATCGACAAGCTCTATGCCCGTCCTCTGGTTTGTGTTTGCGTCCACGCCCCCGGCTATATCGTTTTTCGTTACGTTGGCTACTGTTGCCTGTTTGTACGTTACGTTCAGCGATAAAGTCCCGGCAGGGATATTTCCGCCCTCTACAATGGCAACAAGCAGCTTGTCATCTTCGTAGTAGAGGACATAATCGGTATCCCTCTCATAATCAGGATCGCCGACAGTCGCGCCGTGAACGCTCACTTGCGAAATCATCGCCATTGGATCGTCAATTGTCGCAATGCCGTTGATAATCGGAATGTTTGTTTCTGCTACATCAACCGCGTCCTTCAGCGGGTTCCACACGTTGATCATTACCAACGGCGAAACCAAATGAATCCGCGTCTGCGCATAGAGAGCCATAGACAACGGGAATTTTTTCCAGAACTTTGGCCCCATGTAACCCATGTCCGCAACGCCTTCCGCATAATTAAAAATCAGCGAAGGATTGTTGACGGCAAGCGCAGGATTTTCAAGCCTGTGAACCGGTGAAACACCGATATAGACAGGCATCGCGCTTTCTACCTCAGCCGGTACTTGCAACGGTGTCGGCGATTCGGTAATTCGTACTCCATGAAAATATGCCATTTTTATACCTCCATGACATTACCTTCGCCGTTTTCAGCGGAAGGCATTTCTTCATTGTTTTGCACCCCAATGATTGAATCCTCTTGAGGCACTTCAACGGCTGGCGGACATCCCTTCCACACCGTTTCCATCATCGCCGTAAAGTACGGCGGGTTTTCGCTATTCAATGGCGACCACCTTATAGGGGTTGTTATCTGATACCCCGCTAAAATTGTGTTCGCCAATAAATCCTGTAACACTCGCCAGAGCATAGCAGTCGGTATGCGCCAGCCTTGAAAATCAGAATCCTTGCTGTATCCGTAGAAGTACAAATGAATGTTAATTTCAGAACCGTCCGACACTTCCGAAAAATTATTTACGGTTCCGGCCATACACACGACCTGAACCAATGGAAAATCTTTTTCCTTGTTTCGTTCTTTCGATTCTGTTTTGCTTACCGGCAAATACTGAGCGTGAACTCTCGGCGGTCCCGGTTCCGCATCTTTGAACTCTTGCTCTCCCGGCAAAGGCCAGTATGATACAAGAAGTTTTTTAATGCGTTCGCAAAGCGCGTCTACAAGCCCCGGTGGTGAACGGTCCAATAAATCAACCATTGAGCAACCTCTCTAATTCGTGGATCATCCGCTTGTCAAGCGTTTCCATGATTTTTTCTATGGCTGCGTTATGGACAGTCTCATTGGCTTTGAACATACCGACCGTTGTCGGCCCGTGATAACGCCTTAAAACATTTCCACGGACGGCATCGCGCTGGTACAGTCCAAGCCGTTTTTGACCTTTTTGCAGATAACCGACAAAGCCCCTTTCGATGTCAAACTTGCTGCCCTTTTTGATTTCGACAATTACTCTTCCGCTTCCCGTTGATGATTCGGTTTTCGGCTTAACTCCCTTGAATGCCATAATGTCCTGCACGCTTGAGAAAATACGCATCTCCATTCCCTCGCCCAATGGTTTCACCTCAATGGTTTTCCCAATCTCAGCAGAGGGCAGAGTATACTCAGCCGCCAATTGCCGTTTCGTTTCTGCCTTGCCGGTATCAGCCGCGCGCCGTGCCGCCCGGCTAACCGCCTTGTCAATGTCCTTGCCGAATAAGGCAGCGCGGGCAATCATGTCCTGGTACTTGTCTTTATCAAACTGAATTTCCAGATCAATCATAGAGCCGCTCCCTGCCTATCCTGATTCCAAACACGCCCATTTCAGATACCGCGTGCCGTACATACCATTGCTTGTCATCTTTGGTTAGCTCTTCCCCTGATTGAGGAAGCCGGTTCATATCTTTTTCTTTTACGAAAATAAATTGTTCACCCTCTGCTAACCCTTTCGCGTAAAGCTCCGACATTCCCTGCAACGTATCGTTGTCAAGAATAATAGGGACGCTTCTGCCGTCGATTATCACGTTTTCCGCGAACTCGTTTGTTCCGAAAAAAACATTGTCAATATCGGCGGCAGCCGCGTCCTTAAAATCCATTTACACACCCGCGCCCTGCGCCGCTTTGATTTTCAGGCGAATCTCATCTTCCGAATCGAAGGAGCCGAAATCCACGCCAAGCCTTCTCGCTTCGGCTTTGAGTTCTTTTTTGGACATTTCATCCAGCGTTTTTCCTTCGCCGGTTCCCTCGCCGTTCCCTTCACCAGTGCCTTCACCGTTTCCGGATTCGTTTTCATCGCCAGTACCGGGATTGTTCTCTTCGCCGGTTCCCTCGCCGTCCTGATTGTCTTCGGGATTTTCTTCGGACTTTTCTTCAGGCTTTTCTTGGGCTTTGGGCTTTTCTTTCGGCTTTCCGCTTTCCTCTTTTGCCGGTGAACCATAATTGCCAACAGCTTCAAGCCATTTTTGCGCCAGACCTTTTTTGATTTCCTCAGTGGTCAAGTCCTCAATGATGTCGCCTTTCTTGTATGTCTCACCGTTTCTTTTAACGATGCAACGCGCAACATATACCTTTGCCATTTCTTCCCCCTTACATGACAGTGGCTACAAGCCACGAATTGATGTTTGACGGAACAGGGACAGCCCTCGAAGTTACTACAACCTCGCTTGTCGCGGCCCTGTCATCGTGCCATTCTTCACGGATAAACTCGCCGGACACGGTTCTGAACTCGCCATTTTCCATGTAGTCAATCGAACCGTATGCAAAGCGGTTTTGTTTTGACTGTGGAGTTACGAGGATTATAGAACCCTCAGGCAAGTGCCGTTTCATTGTGCCGGTGATGTCGTCGTAGTATTCCGATTCCTGCGTAAAGAACTTGAGGAACGGATCACGCGCTTCACCCATGTAGGCAGGAGCGCCATATTCAATTGCCTGAATAGGCGCGATAGAACCTTTTTCGGTTCTCGTGTTATCAAGCTGCTTGACCCATTTTTCGTTTTCTTCAAACAGCCTCCAGACTTCCGGCGACATGATTGCTTCGATGGGGCTGAACCCTAAACGCCTGAGGCCGCTGATCCATGTGCGCAAGAACTGCAACGGGTCTGCGGCAAAGGCGGCTATATCTGATCCCGTGAGAACAATCCTGTTCGGCAAACTGTAATCAATTTCCCGATCAACGCCGTAGCCTACAACGTCAATGACACCCTGAGTGATGAACCTTGCGGTTATCAATTCGCGCAGATCGGCAACAGCTTCCACGCACTCAACGTCATCTTCAAAGCGAAGCCGTGCGGCTCTCTCCTGAAGTGTTTTGAACATTGAAGCGGGCATTGAACCGTAAGGCTCGCCGGGATTGCGGCCCTTCATGTCTTTAAGGCCGAGAACCTTCCGGTGCTGATAGCGCGGAGTTTCAATCATCGCTGTTTTGAAAGTTCCCCGCTCCGTTGCCGGTACGGTTAAACCATCGCCAACAAAGTGCGCCAGCGGCGCGCCTTTGGTGAGATAATCCCATTCCACTTGCGCGGTAGGGAGAAACTCAGCTATACCGCCCATGAAGTATGAACTGAAAAATCTTGACTTCGGCAGAATTGTTTCAACGGGAGCAATCTGCGTTCTCTGCGCCCCGTTACTTGTCGTTGTGTTTATTCCTTGAGTACCCATTTACATCCTCCTTGATTAACCTAATGGAAAGGTTTCAACAGCGGGGTAGGTCTTACTCGCCTCAATGTGAATGTTCCTTCCCCACGCATCCATGATCGCTTTCGCGTCAAGTTCCTCGCCAAGGGCTTCCTCAACTTTGTTACGGTTGAATTCGCCGCTTATTCCCAAAACTGCGTTTTCCGCTTCCTCCGTTTCCTCAGTGTCAACATCGGAAAGCAATATCCCCCTGATAGCGGGGAATGTTACGACAGTTTCCTCGTCAACTACTGTTTCAACAGGAGCGTAGGCGGTAAATGTCTCGCCGTCCTCGCTTACCAAAGGCGTGCCGCGTTTGATAACGCCGTCCCCGGTTACTGCTACCGGACGTGTTGCGCGCGGTATCAAAGTACCGTTGTACAAATCGTCGGTTTCGGATTGTGCAATTTCCGGGTGAAATAAATTACGCTTTGCCATTTTCTTGTCCCCCTCTTCCCTTGTTATATTCTGCGGCATACCTTTCATAAGCCGCTTCCATAACACTCTTCGGTTTTCCCGCGTGCTGCGGTGTCCGCAAAGTGTTCACTCCGCTTGCCTGAACGTCGCGCCTGAGAGACGCGGCGTACTTCGCGGCGCCGTTACCGCCGCCTTTGCCGACCGCCATTGCCTTAATGACATTGCGGCTCATCACCTCTGATGATGCCCCACTTTTTTTCGCGGCCTGAATCATGCCGGCCAAATCAGGAGCAGCCTGAGCCATTTCATCAAGAGCAAGCTGGCGGTTCCGCTCCGCCTGTATACCGGCGCGGTATGCGGCTTGCTCTTTGGCAGAAGTGCCGACAGGGACCGCATCGGGAACGGCGGCTTGCATCGGTTCGATGAATTGCGTATTACATTCAGGACACGTCAAAACATATCCCTCTGTACCGGTCTCATCGTCCGTTCCGGTTTCCGCCGTGTCGGTGTCGTAACCGACCTGAGCGCCGCAATTCGGGCATTCCGCTTCGGCTGCGACCGCTTCCGGCTCCTGAGCAGGTTCCGCCCCGGGCTTCGTCGCTGGTTGCTGTGCCGGCGCAGGCTGTGCCGCGCCGTTGAGCGGGACCGCCTGACTTACCGCCTGTCCATCGCCGCCGTCAGCGTCAACGTCCGTGTCCCAGACAAAATCATTGCCGCAGTGAGGACAATTTACGGAGTAAATCGACGCCCTCACATTTCCCGGCATCCGCCTTGCAAGAACCGTTTGCGGCTTTTTCGCCTGAGCGTTTTGGCCTTCATTCTTCGGTTCTTCCTGCTGCACCTGAGCGCCGCCCGCAAAAATCTCCCCTGTTTCGGGATTCAAGTTCACGGCACCGCTGCAACTCGGGCATACCATTTCAACAAAAACAATTTCTGCTTTTGGCTTTACTTTGGCAGCCGCTTTCTTGTTCTTCTTTCCAAAGTTGAACATTTCGTTTCCCCCTCGCTTAGAATTTATTATTCCGGCAGTTTTCTCGGCTGCCTTATCAAAGCCTGTAAAATCAATCCGGTTCCCGCGATAGTTGTATACGCCGGGACTGATACACGCCGCCGCTTCTATCGGCATCAATGCTTCCGGCGTATATTCGTCAGCCAAACCGAATTCAATAGCCTCGTCCGCAGTAAGCCATGTGCCGTTTCCCGATTCGCCGTCCATCAAAGCGATTACTTCCTCACGGGTTTTGCCGGACTTCTGCATATAAACATTGACCATTGGTTCTTTCATCTTGACCATTTCCGCTAACAGTTCGCGCATATCGTGTTCGTTCGCGTCCCATGCGTCCGTTATCAGGTTATGGACAAACATCATCGCTTCGGCGGGCATATACACAATGTCCCCGGCGCAAGCGATTATCGAACCTCCCGAAGCGGCAACGCCCTCGATGTAAACTTTCACTTGCTCCGCGCGGCTTTTCAAAATGCTGTAAATGGCAAGAGAAGCGAACATATCACCGCCGTTTGAAAAAATATGGCACTCAATTTCGCTTATCGCGCCCAACGCGGTTATTTCGGCAAGGAATCCGGCAGGGGTAACTTCATCGCCCCAAAATTCCATTGAACTTATTTCGCCGTAAATATCCACGCGACCGACATTGCTCCCGTTCTGCGCCCGTATTTTTTTGATTGAATAAAATTTACCCATTGGCTATACCTCCCTGAGTAGTGCTTTCCTGATTGGCACCTTCTTGATTTGCGTCCACAATCGTTCCGCCTGTTTTTGTCATGGCTGTAGCCGCAGCCTCAGGCAGACCGGCAGCCCTTGCCGCCTCAATTTCCCTTTTACGCACGGCAAGATTTTCAAAGTAGTCGGAACCTACTAATTCGCTTGTTTGCTCACTCGCCGTTGACAAGGAAAGGGAAACCAACTTTTCCGCTGTCGCTGCGGCATCTTTCAAGTCAACCTGCGGCATACCGATACCGCTCCATTTGCACCGCTGCCATGCAAGGCGCATCAGCGGATCATCAAAATATCCCGGAGCGTAGTTGTAGCCTTTCATTATCGCTTCATCTGTCATCGCGCAATAAACAGGCTGGCAGAAATCGCCCACAAAACGCCCGCGGCGTATTTTGAATTTGGTTGTAGCTATAGCGTTAGCCGCTTTGGTTGCGGAGAAAGATTGACCGTATTTTTTCATCAGCATTTCATAGGGCAGAGTAGATGCGCCGATACTCGTAAGCCCCGTTTCCATGAACGGCCCGAATGAGCTTGTCGGCCTTGACGGATTCACCGCCTCAACTTTTTCACCCGGTCTAGCATACTGTACTACTCCGTCTCCAAGAGCAATCAAAGAATCGTCGCCGCCAGTTAATTTGTCCCCTTCCATTTTTAGCATTTCGCCAATCACGCCGTCAGGATTATCAGAGGTAACCACCAAAGTAAAAAGAGCTTGTATTCTGGCGCTGGTTGCTTCGGCTTTCATATACTGTGAAAGAAGCAAAGCCATTTCAAGGCAAGGCGCTAAAATTGGAATGCCGCGCCTTTGTCCCGGACGTACCGAGTGCATTATGTGAAGTACAAGCGGTTCGCCGGTTTCCACGCCGTAAGCAGGAATAAAAACCCATCGCGGAAACTTCATGCTGTTATGTGTAAATGTGCGACGCCTATTCGCAAGAGGATGCCCGGTATAGAACCAGTAGCCTTTTACTTCGCCCCATTGCGATATTTCCACGCCGCCGTAAATATCATGGTCACGCTCTTCGGCTTTCAATCTATCCAGACCGTCAGGGTCTGCAACGCAGTCAGCTTCCACTACCTGTATCTTCAAATCGAAAAGAGCGTTATGCCGTTCAAAGCGCGGCATGGTAATAAACACATCGCCAGATTCATCGGCGGCGCGGCAAGCCAAATCCATAAGCTCATACAAATTGTCCCTGTGGTAAACATCACAATGCGGCTTTTCGGCAAACGCTTCCCAACACCGCAGGGCATTTGATTTGAACTTTTTTATATCCTCTTGAGAAACACCGCGCTCCATTAAATAATCTTCATCGGGTACAGGCTGAGGAATAAGCCCGGTTCCAACCGTGTAGCTTGAAAGGGTATCGTACATCCCGCTGAATACGGAATCTTCCATGCCGATTTGACGGCACCGTTGACGCATAACAGGAAGATTGGCGACAATATCATCATCAGGACTTCCGCCCTTAAATTCCCATCCCTTGAAAATCGGTTTTGATAAACTTGCGGCAGAATGAGAAAAACCGGAAGCGAGATACCTGTTGCTCATCTTCGTAAATGGCCTGCCGTATTCGTCTAATATGACCGAGTTCTTTCCCATTGCTTTACCCGCTTACCGGAATAATTCTTTTGAACCTGCCGCTTCCCCCGGTGAGCGCGGCAATTTCGTCTTCAAGTTCTTTTTTCCATTTCCGCAGTTCGGCAAGGTTGGCTCTGGTAAGGCTTCGGGAACCGATTGTATAGGATTGGGCACCGCCTAAAATCATTTTTATGGCAGCATTAACGTCCTTGAGTTCCTCTCTTCGTTCTGCCAGCCTTTCGGCATTTCTTGTTTTAGCCATGCTCCCCCCCAGGGCATAAAAAAAGGCCCGCAGGAATTAAAAGAGGGTATACCTCTCCCAATTTCTACGGGCCTCCGCGTTTCCGGTAAGCCTAAATTAAACTATATTTTGACTATAAGGCTTTACTGATAAACCTGTCAAGTCTTTTTTTTCACCCTCGGCTTGCCGTTTTCCCGGTCTATTCCCGTAACGCCCGGCTCGTCATCATACCGGACACGCTTCTGGATACTCAGATCAAGCCGTTTTGACTCTGCGGAAATGTTTATCGTAACGCTTCCATAGTCTACTTCCCGTACCGTCCTTCTGATTACTTCCAGATGTTTGTCGGTCAATTCCATAATCACGCCCCTCCCAATTATAAAAAACCTACGCCTTGCTCTCTTAATCTTTGATTTCGGTTTACTACCGGTTTTTTCGGCTTGCTCCCTGTAATGTTTGCCGGCTTCTCATCCACCTTTGCAGACCACGGCGCGTTCAAATGGATTTTTTTTAACAGCAATTCATCGTTTGGCGACATAATCCGTAAAGCCGCCCTAGCGTATACCCGGCAGTCAAACGATTCATTTCTCGCGCCTGCGTCCTTGTGCCATTCATACGCCGTAAATCCTTTTTTGTTTTTTACAACCACCCTTTTTTCAGCGGTAAGCATTTGAAAATATGTCGTGTCATAGCCCCGCGCCGCTATGCCGTCTTTATCCATAGGGAAATGGCAATACTTATCGCCGGGTACATCAACCTTGAGCCATGACATCCAATCAAATTTTATGCTGTCTACGCCAACCATGAACAATCCTTTCTCCCGTGCGTTCTGCGAGGGCCGGGTTAAAGGCAGCTTATCTCCGCCCTGTCCTTTTATCGGATACACGCCGCGCGACTGTTTTGCCCGGCAGTAATTATAAACCTCTGTCGTGTAATGACCGCCAGTATCCACGGCGACACGGCTTATCATTATTCGCTTTCCGTTTTTATAAGACCATGCGCGGGACAATAAATCATTCAACTGATTCCATATTCCGCCCAATCGAGGATCGCCGAATATCTCCGCATACTCAATTCCCCATGATTCAAACCCAAGCCCCCAGCCGACCACTTCATAAGCGATTCTGTTATCCTGTACGTCTACGCCCATTGTGAGAACGCAAACGCCGTCCGGCAGTTCAGCGTTATAAACTTCACGCCGTGATTCTAACGCATGGGATTCCAATACCTCGCCGCGGATTTCCCATTCTTCGGCAAGCACGGTATTTATAAAACTTTTTAGTTTTGCAAAATCACCTTTCTTTGCAAGCCGCTGCGCTTCAACCCATTTGGAAATTAAAGTTTCCCATGTCATCTGCGAATCGAGAGCATTCACATGGAACCCCCTTACCGGATGATCCGGATTTTCTGCTATCCACCTTCCGCCATTTTCTTCCCAATCTCCCCTTGTGAAAAAATTATCGCAATACGGACACCCCATTTTTACCGTCGCAAAATCAAGCCGCGTCCAAATAAATTGAGACCATTCGCCGCACTTCGGGCATTTGTGCATCCAGTGTTCACGAGTAGAATCTTCGTAAGCCGTTTCAATTTTGCTATGTCCTTTTATCGTCGGCGTGGAAGTCAAAACTATTTTACGGTCAGGAAAAGCGTTTGTTCTTACAATCGCCAGTTCAACCGGATCGCCCTGTCCATCGAGGTCATCAGGCATTTCGTCAATTTCGTCTATCATCAAAACCCTTATAGGCCTTGACTTCAAAGAAGGCGCGCTGTTGGCGCCGGAAATAACATAATAGCCGCCGTTAAACGCGACTTCCAGTATTTTATTTTCTGAACTTCGCGGCTTGTCAAAGGCAACTTTTTTCCGCAGGCAAGGCGTATCCCTTATCATCGGTTTTATACGCTTCAATGAAAAAGCCTGCGCCATCTGGATAGTAGGCTGAACAATCATCATTGGACACGGATCATAGGTCATGTAATATCCCAAAACATTCAAAACCGCAGCATTTGTTTTTCCCATCTGCGCCGCGCATTTGACTACAATCTTCTCAGTTCTCATATCGCTTATTGCAAGCATTACGCCGTCAAGGTACGGAACGCCGTCCGAATACCACGGCCCCGGCGCCGATGCTTCCTCACTTGAAACTATACGGTCCTCTTTAGCCCAATCCAAAATAGTCTTATTCGGAGGCGGCGTTAAAATCGCAATTAGGCGGATACATAATAATTTTGAATGTTCTGGTATCTGCATTATTCTTCTTTCTCCAGTAATTCATCCAAATTCAAATTCACAACCTCACTAAACGCGCGGCATATCCTTTCATGTATTTTTTCAGATATTACATTTGCATCATTTTGATTTCTTAATTGTGGGGCAACGCCTTTTGATATTGCCATACAGTTAATCCTCAGCCGGGTAAGCACTATTCCCATAACTCGCTCTATATCCTCAGTCTTATGCTGTTCGCCTTCCGCTTCCATAAGTTCTAATTCTTCTTTTCTTGCCCTCGCTATCATCTGCCGTTCCCGTGCCTTTTTCATTTCCTCAGTTTCTTTTGAACCGCGGCTGTCAGATAGTTCCCGGTAATGCCTTGCTACTTTGATAAAGGTTTCCAGCGGCTTATAAAAATCCCCTTCCTTCCTGCTTCCCGAAGGTTCCGGCGCAATCACGCCGTCCCTTTTTAATTGGCTTATTCTTGCATTCGTTACGCCAAGATATTTCGCCACTTCATCGGTGGACATTGTGAGCCGCTTCTCGCTCGTATCATTTGGCGCCGCTTTATTTTCAGGCGGCTTTTTTTCTGCCGGTATTTTTTTCTTTACCGGCAACGGCTTTTTTGCGACAGTTTTTCTTGTAGTCTCTTTTGTTTTAGCCAAATTCCCCCCAAAATTTATCTTAAATTAAACCGCCTGAAAAAATTTCGTGCGTAACGCTTTTTCGGGGTCATGGGCACCCTCGTTGAATTTTTCGTGGAAAGGACCCGAAAATTTTAGAAACCACCCCGAGATTGGTTTTAGATTGTTACCGATTGCTGACAATGCAAGGCAGGAATAGAGTATTGGCTACGAATACATATAGTATACCACATGGTTGCCGATAATAAAAGCCTATGGAAGCTGTAGTTATATGCCTGATTAACCTGTGCCGTGAACAGGCGGCTGCTCTGGTAGCTGCTCAGGCTATCATAGAGGAACAGGCAATAAGCCTAGCGAATACGGACAGTATGCTGTCCAGCCTTGATGATGACCTTGAGTGTCTGGATAGGGAGTTTATGGAGATAGAGGCAGAACTAGAGAAGGGGAGTAAATAGCCAATATGGACGGTTATTTATTCTCTGGTATAGGGGATTTGCTATACTCAGCCAGAACCATAGCTAAGAACTTATTCTGCAATAATAGCCTGTATTTCTCACGGGTACGGCTTTTTTTGGCGTTTCTATAATAATAAAACCACTTTGGATTATCAGCGGAAGCAATCTGTAAAAAGTTAAGATATACTGGACTTATTATTTTTTCTTGTACTTCCCTACAGGCTTCTTTAATGGCTTCAAGGGCTTTTTCCCCCGCCCTTGCCAACAGGTTGAAGTTTCTATAAGCCAACTCAGGTTCAATCCCCTGCTTATTACAAACCGAATTGATACTTTCTGTCATAAACTTTCCAAATTCTCCGGTTTTTTCCATACATCAACACCTATATCAACCTGCACTATTTCCAATACAAACAGCGCGAATAATTTCTCCCTCTTCACCTTCATCATCGTCTTTATCATATTCTTGATATTCACCTTCCCAATAAGCTTCGCTAGATTGCTTCAGAACTTCTAAAATACCTAAGCCCTCTACTAAGTTCCACCCTGACTCATATCCTCTTGTCAATACAACCAAATCCTGCGGCATTTTAGCTAATTCCTCTATCAGTTCTTTAACTGTCATATACCACCAATTCTCCCAAAATCAGGAGTTAATCGCCGTTTCCGGCCGCATCTGACCAAAAACAGCAATTAACTCTCCGCAAAATCAGGCTTTCAGCCTTTTAATGAACGCTCTTGTAACCGGATAAAAAATAACCTCGTACACGGTTTCTATTATGGTTCCGCCTATAACCATGGTTATTATCGCGGCGGCCGGCAGAACGCCCGCAAAAGCAAGCGTCATAAAAACCACGTTATCAACCGCCTGCCCGGCAACCGTGGAAGAGATAGCCCTGAAAAACAGGTACTTATCCAACTTCCTTTTCAGCGCAACCATAACCTTGGCATTTATCAGCGAGCCTATGTAATAGGCGGTAACGCTTGCCACGGTTATTCTCACTGTCGAACCCAATACGGCCCGGAACGCCTGCTGGTTCACAAAGTTTACCGAAGGCGGGACACTTACCGCGGCAAAATAAATTATTGCCACAACGATATTGACCGCAAGCCCGGCTATTATCATGTCCTTCGCGCTCCGATAGCCGTAAACTTCGCTCTGGATATCTAGTATTATAAACACAACCGGCGAAATAAACAAGCCTAAATTGATGGTGAATAATAAAATATCCATCTGTTTTGACGCCAGTAAGTTCATCACCACCAGCCCGACACAATATGCAGCGTATAAGTATTTCTGCACTTCTTTCATACAATCCCCCTGTCCATGTATTTTTGGTATTTACACCATTCAATAAAATTATGCTTGCCCAGTTTTTTATGGTCCACTTTATTGGTCGTTCTGATTTTCTTCTGAACCATGAATTGACCGTTGAAGTATTGGATATTGTTTCCGAGAAAAGCCGTGGTATTCCATGAACTGCTGTCAACGCTGAAATACTTGTAATCGGGCAGCTCCCTTGTTTTGGTAAAGCCTAAGCCGTGTACCTTTACGCCTTTTGAATATGCGTACAGAACCATTTTCTTGAGATTGTCATAGTCCTGCTGCGAAATGTTGAAAACCTTTTGTACCTGGCTCCCCATAGCGACATACTTGTAGGTGCGAACCATTTCCTTCCAGTATTCAATGCCGCGCCATCTATGCCATACCGGGATTACTTTCTTCCCTGTTTCTTTTTCAATCAGCGCGCGCCATGCTTCAACCTGTTCAAGCCCGTAAATGGAATCAACATCAACCTCGATGAAGTTTTTTATGTCGTTCTGGTTTATGAACTCGATGTATTTGATGACAAACTTTTCCATCTGTTCTTTTGTGATTTGCTTGCCGCGCATGAAGCTGAACGCGCCGGAATCAAGCAGAAAGTTTTCCCTTTCAACGATTTTTAACGTGTCCTCGCAATGCTTCTGGTAGAAAAAACTTTCCAGCAGGTATTTCGGCTTTCCTTCCTCAAGGCATATTTTGCGCCACTTTTCGTTCAATCCGTTGACGAATGAGGCGAGGTATATCCTCATAGAACCGCCCCGCATTTCGGGCATAGCTTTACTTTTTTTATCAGCTCCTCATGCTTGATAAAGTCGCTGTCCACCACGTCAAGGTTTATTTCCTGCCGTTCAAGCCCGAATATGTCCGGCAGTTCAAGGCTGCTGAAAAATCGGTTCATGTCCTCTTCATTGTCGAAAGCGGAAACGTCCAGATCGTCAACAAACTCGTCAAAACCCTCTTGGCTTGCCGTGCCGTACCGGGAATCGCATTCAAGAAGCAACTGCTTCGCTTCTTTTTTGTCTTTTGAAAAGATATAGACGACAGGGACAGGCGGTATTATGTATTCCCTCTTTTCAAGTTCCTCGTATGCCAACAATCTGCCGTGGGTATCAATCGCCCATATCTCATCGCCGATTTTGGTAATGAAAGACGGATACTTGATGCCGCGCTTGATTATGAGCGAGCAAAGTTTTTCAACCTGCTCCGGCGTCCTCTTTTTGTAATTGCCTTGCAATGGCTTGATGATATGCCAGTCAAGCGTGTCCCTCACGTCGCAGGATACTTGTATTGTTTTCATAGGCGGCCTGCCTGAGCAAAAAAGAGGAATGAGATGTTATGCGATTTTATTTTATCGCCCGAACTATTCCGGGATTGCCGGAATAGGCGCGTGCCGGAACACGGGTCTGGCCCGTGCCGGTCTTTGAGAAATGCGTGCATTATAGTTCTCCCTGAAAAGGAGTATAAGCGCATGAAATAAATTATGTCAAATAATTATAATTTCTATATTTTATATTTCGTATTGTTTTTTCTGTTATTTCTGAATTATCTGAAATTATTTTTTAATCCATATCAATTCCGTTCTTTTTGTGTTTCCAGCGGTATAGGTTTCAATGCTTTTCGTTTCCCATTTCTGATACAGCTTCTTGTAAAGTTTTGAATTATATCCCGAAATAATAACCGAGCCTTTTACATTATTCAAAACGCTTGCCAGTTCCTTATGGTTTTCTTCGCTGAATTCATGCCTATAATCATTTCCACTATCCCGGACATCTGATAAATACGGCGGGTCCACATAAAACAAAGTATTATTGGTATCGTTTTTTGCAATAACATTTTTATAATCAACCGCTTCAATGATAACTCCCCTGAGACGTTCAATAACCGAAAGAATTGTCCCAGGAACTTTTAGCCAAACATAATTTCTGGTTCCTCTATCCTTTACTCTGTAATCAATGCTAAAACCATTATGCGGTTTTGCACATTTATCATTTTCTGAATTACTTATATATCCGCTTCCCCAGCCTAAGAACGATCTGACAAGAGTACGGCGCGCTTGCTCAATATGGTTATCAGAAGGTTCAAACGCCTTAATAAACTCGCTTCTTGAATACGGCGTTAAATACACCAGGCGAGAAAGTTCTTCGCCGTGTTCCCTGACAACTTGAAATAAATTAACAATTTCGCCGTCCAGATCGTTGTATACTTCTATTTTTGATCTTTCTTTTCGCAGCAATACCGATCCGCTTCCGCCAAACGGCTCAACATATATTCTATGTTTTGGAAAATGGCTGATAATCCACGGGGCAATTCTCCATTTTGAACCATGATAGCGGACAAGAGGATGTTTAACCATTTTTTTCCCCGTCAAGAATTATGTCGATGAGGTTGCCATAGCTGTCGATAACGCAATGCGTCAGATATTTTCCACGCGGCCCTTGTATCCCCCTTGGTTTCATCGGGTATTTTTTACAAAACTCATTGAACCATACGGCATCATCATCGTAAGGCAATAGACCGAAATTCAAATGTCGTTTTATCCTCGGGAAAAAGTTTTTATGCTGGTAATATGGCTTCCAATTCAGATACCATTGGCCGTGAACAGTCTTAACGATAATATACCAACCGCTAAAAAACCAATCTGAATTTAACTTGAAAACGTGTATATAACACGGCACCTTTACATGGCAGCACCTTTTTTCCGCAATGTTTGAATCCTGCTTTTTTTTCCTTTCGGCGTTCCGTTCTGCGCGTGTATATTCATGCCACTTACTATCACCCATTTCATCGCGGTATAAGTAAAGTATATGTTTCGGCAATTCTTCTTTCCAATGGAACCGCGCTGCCGATCTTGTCATTATTGTCATTTTGCAAATGCCACCTTATATTTTTCATACATTGCCGCAGGCCTCACCCATGGCCACGCAAACCGTACCCAATCAGGATCGCGCTTTCCAGTTTCGTCACGGTAAAGCATAGCCATAGGAACGAAACCGGCCTTCAATGTTTCATTCAATCTTTTCTCAGCCTTTTGGAAAGTATCGCCGGGATAACCAATTAAAACATAAGCCCGCAGAACATGGGACATTTTTGTAAACCCTGCGTCCAATAATAATTTCCCCGCTTCAAAAAGCGGCTCGCGGTCTTCCGGCGTATCGTAAGCAAAAAATATCTGATACGGATATAATTTTCTTAATTCGTCAACGTGCCATTTTTTTAGAATCTTTGCTTCAAGGCCGCCGGTAAACTCTATCCTTCGCCCATGTTTCTTTTGCCCTGAGAGCATGGCAAACACTTTCCGGATATGCGAATCAGAACAGGCAAGCAAATTATCGTCAAGCACATTCCAGCCCTCTGTTATCGGCAATTCCCTGACAGTTCCCTCCCGGCGCCAAACAGAACAAAACCAGCATTTGTTATAACAGCCGCGGGAAGTAATGACATAGCCTTTTTTCAAATAACGTCCGGGAATAAAGTTTTCGCCTCGTTGCCCTGTTGCCGGGCCGCCTATTTCTACCGGAGCGATGCGCTGCCATTGTTCCGCAAGCCGTTCCGCTTCTGGAATATCCCATGTGAAAGCGACAGATATATGAACTTTATCGGCTTCAACAAACATATCAGGTTCGCCAATAAATACATTTTCATCTGTAGGCGTGGCTTTTGTTCTGCGGGGAAACACACGGATTATTCTCATAGATAATCAGTACCACCCATGCCGGGACGCTTGTCGTAACGCTGATTACGACTAGGGAATAGATGTGCAGGACGGCACTCATGGCATAATGTAACATGAGTCAAAGCCCAATCAAGATTTTTTTCAACATCCTTTGGAAAAGGATGAGTACACTTGAACTCAAACACCTTGCCACAATTTTCACATTCAATGAGCATACGTTTTGTCATTTTAGCCTCTCACCTTCTGGATAATCCCAAAGCCCCAAACTTCCCCGCGCCGGTATCGGTTCTTTGAACAATACAGGGTTCTTGAGTACCCAATGCCACATACCAGATTCCGCCCATTCGCTTTTATGGTTCTGGACACAATCCACTATCTCCACGCTGCCAACAATACAACCGCACCATTGAAGTAATTTTTTCAATTCGGCATTTGTCGGATTTTGAAGGCAGCGACAAACAATATCCGTCAAAAACGGATCAGGCTTTTTCGATGCGTGTATGAGAATGCGGCCGCGATAGTCTGTCCGCCATGTCCTGTTTTCAATATCCTTGCCGTACTTCATAATCAGGTACGGCCACGGCATAATTACAGATAATGCTTTCATTCACAATAACCCTCCAATAGCCGTATTTTTTTCCTCTGCTGTAATGTATTCTTGAAGTTTTTTATATGCTTCGTGCATCTCGGAGGTTTTTGTTTCACATTCTTGAATTAAAATACATAAATCTTCGCATTCCGCTAAAGATAAATCAATTAACATTTTTACTTTCCCTCCATTGCAAATCTAAGATGTTCCGGCTTTGTAGCCTGACTTTGCTGGCTTCCGCCGTACTTCACGAAAATAAACCTTTCATTCCATGAACTGATGAAACCGTATTCGGTTTCTTTTCCAGGACATTCAAACACTACTTCCCGATCTTTATCGGTTTCCGTAAGTTTTGCGATCTCTATCATTCTGTTTCCTCTCCCTTCGGTTTTTCCTTGATAAAGGATGCAGTAATACTCTCATACCTTTCCAATGCTTCTTTAATTTCAGCATCACTTTGGAAAATACTGTTTCTTTTACAGTATGCTTTTATATCATCAATAGCCGTCATCGCTGCTAAAAGCGTATATTTTATAAAACGCTTATTTATAAACTGGATAAATTGTTCTTTATCCTTGTACATAATTGCACAGCGGCGTTCCGCTCTATCACTTGCGATCGGTTCAACCAGTAATGAAAACGCATAATAAATACTGTACATTGAAGCCGTGATGAAAACCCATAAATATATAGGGATAATTCCTGCCCAGGCTAACCACATGAAAACAATTGTTGCTAATGCAGTAACTACACCAACGATTTTACATACCTTGCTTATCATTCTTTCGACCTTTTCAAAATTCATTTTCCTTCCTCCACAAAAAAAAATATAAAAACCATACGGCCTTTATTTATTTACGATGTGCAGCAAAATATCCGCTTACAATATCCAATAAAATATCTGCATGACACGGCTTATCTAATGGACACCAGCAGGCAAGATTTTTACCGCGCAATTCTTCCAATTCCTTTTTGAAAGTATCGCCATCCAATAATTTGCGCATAATCATATCTTCATACTGCCTTATTGCGAGTTCACCCAAAAAAGGATTTCCCCATTTTGTAGGCCGACCAACATAAACAGTATTCGGCGGCATCTTCCAGCCTTTAGTTCTTTTTCGCTGTATCCGTTCCGGCATCGGTATTTATCTCCTTCCCATAATCAAGCACCTGCACAACAATATGTCGGCGCCGCCGTCCCAATGATTCCTGATAGCGGTTTGTTCTCCAGCCCTGCCATGTATCGACATAGCCCGCATACCACCCCGTGTTTCCTTTCCGGCGCATCACGTCGAAATGAATGTAAAAACTAAGACCATGGTTTCCCATGTAGTTTTTCTTAATACTCAAACAAATCTCCTTCTTGAGATACTGAGGGAGCCGGAATTTCGGTTTCCTAAAAATCACCTTCATAATAGTTACCTTCATTTCAAATACCCATTCCGCGACAGGAATGAATAGATTTTTCCGGCGGTAGTTTCATCAACATCTGCTGCTTTTATTACTCCCTGAATACATTCATGTTGTTTTATTTCCGCTTTTTCCTTTTTCTTTTTTTCACCGATGTATTTCCGTACTTCGGAAATATCAAGGTCGTAAATCTTTGCAATGTCTACGGGCCTTATTCCCTTCAACAGCAAACCGTCAATTTTTGCTTCCAGCATATTTTCACCCTCCATTAAAACCTATAATGTTGTTTATTTTTTCCGCAGTCTTTATTAGCAACGGCCCTTAATTCTTTATTCTTTTCTTTCAACAATTCGTATAATTTCTCATCGCTTTTAATAAAATTAAGTACGCAAGGATGGGATATTTCGTATCCTTTTTCTAAAAGACGTTCATGTATAACCTTTGGTAATAGCCCTTCCTTTATCATCTTCTCTATCCACGGCTTTTCTTTCTTCAGTATTCTTTGTTGAGGACTTTCATTTGGATTATTGGTTTCTCTTTTAACATAATCAAAATTATATATCTTTATTATCTTAGCTATTGCACTACGATGCATATTCAGTAATTTTGCAATAACGTGAGGTCCTAAACCTTTTGATAAATAATCTCTGACTTGATCTTTAACAGCTTCATATTTCGGATTGATCTTTGCTGACTTTGCGCCAATAGGCCTTCCGAAAACTACTCCATCCTTTTTACGTCTCTCTATTCCTTCCCTTGTCCGTTTGACTATCATTTCCCTTTCTATCTGCGCTGCCGTACCGTATGCGCTTAAAATAATTGCAGATACCACATCATTTTTTTTCAGCATCTGATTTTCTTTTACCGCATAAATAACACAGTCAATTTTCTGAGTGCAGTGTTCCACAATACGAAACAGCATAAATACAGAACGCGCAAGGCGGCTTATTTCCGAAACGATAATGACATCGCCGTCTTTTAATTTATCCATCAACTCGCCAAGTTCGCGGTCTTTATATTCTTTTGTTCCGCTCACACCGTTATCCTCAACCCATTCGTCAATAACGGTATTTATCTCTTTGGCTTTTCTTTCTATGCCTATTTTCTGGCTTTCTACGTCCTGTTTGTCGGTACTCACTCGTACATAGGCGTATGTCATTTATGCGCTCCCTCAAGTTTTATTCCAAACTCTTTTTCAAGTTCGTAAACCCATTCAGGAGGATGCTCCAATGAAGGGTCTAACGGATCGGCTGTAGCAGAAACCGATTTTATATATTTCTGCAATGTCTCTACTGTTGAAATAGCAGGTGTTTCGCCGCCGAATATATTAAGTCTTTTCTGCGCTGCCATAATTGCGCCGCTAAATTTTAAGTTATAAATACATTCTTCACTGCCATATAAATATGTCCATGCCAATATCTGACAGCATTTATCATCAGATAACGGCTTTACACCTGAAAGATAACAAGCTTCATACCATTGCTTTTGAAGCTCCCTCATGTTCTCATTAAAACCATCTGACATTCCGTTTCCTGTTCGTTTTTTAGCCATTTACACGCCCCTTTTTTCCGGTTGATTTTTTCTTTCCTCGTTTTCGTTTCCCAATAATAATTTTTATAGCCGCGACTGTTTTTCCGGCTTCAGTCAATTCTTTTTGAGAGGAAGTAAGCCTACACTTATTCATCACCGCAAGTTCTGCCCTTGATACGAGCAATAAGTTATTCAATGCAAAGTTTCTATTGTTTCCATCTGCAAAAATAACGACATGACCTTTAGGTACTTTTCCATTTGCCTTTTCCCAAATTACCATGTGTTTTCTTTTCCATGTGTGATGACCAACTTTAACCTCTACATACTCTTTAGAACCATATTTTGAAAAATATGGCATAATCCGCTCACTTCCAATGGGTCGATAGTTTCCCCGTTCTGGTTTATGCTTTTTCCCTTTATTAGGCGGCGCGCCCCCATTAAACGCGCCAATGCCGTTATAAAATCCATGCTTATACGCCATAGTTTCCATTTGTTTCAAAGTTATCTTGAGACCAAAACGCTCATTAAACAATTTTGTCATCTCGATATAAGAGCGTCCCTTGATATTCTTTTTAACAAATCGAAGTTCTTCCGGCGTGTACCAGCGTTTCATCCTCATTGATTACTCCGTTAATAACTTCAGCTTGTTCTTCAACGTACTAGGATCAACTCCGCATTCATTAGCCACTTTTATAACATTCAGCAGAGTGTTATTGTTTGCTATAATCTGTTGCGAAACCTTGACAGTCGCTTCAGCCCTTTTAATATAGACTTCAAGCGCCTCTCCCTTTACGCTTTTATCTGTCAGATTTTCCAAAACCTCAAATAGATGTTCATTCAACGTTAATCTTGCCATTCTCTTTACCTCCTAAAAAATTTCCCATTCACCGTTTTTATCTAACCCCGGAACCCAAGGCTTTTTCTTTGCTTCCTTTTCAGCTTTTACCAGCTCGTTTTTTTCTTCTTGCGTTAATAAAACAAAAGGCGGCATATAGCTTACTGATAACACCGGCTGCCCTTTGTCATTTGTGGAAAGAACGCATGGCGCTCTATTTTGATGTTTGAAACCATCCGCTTTACTGAATGTAATATCCGCAGGAAGAAAAAAGTCTTTTTGCTCTGTGGTTTTTCCATCGCAGAACATACTCTCAGCCTCGTAAGGCGATACGGCCCATTGATCCTTGTAAATCAAATCAGGCGAATCTGCTTCATGCTGGCTGTTTTTATAAAGCGTTATTGTCATATTTTTCTCACTACTACCCAAACCACCCACATAAACGCTTCACCAAATACGAACCCACAATAAAAAGACCATGTTCTTCCCACGTTGAAATGATGAAGAATTAACAATAACCCCACATAGAAAATTAAAAACAGGAATAACCCGCCGAGCCAAGATAAAGCACTCTTGATTACATTCATTCCAATACCTCCATTAGCCGATTATCGCTTCAAAACGAAAGCGATCTTTCTTTTGAATAACACGGAAACTTTTCATCCATGTTTCCGTTCCGTCTGATTGCTTGTACCAAAGCGGTCCAAGGCCGCTAATCCGATAATTTTCCGGCTTGTTACAAAAAAACTGTGCAATCATATTTTTAATTTCCTCTTCACTTGAAGCGGAAGCAATTAGCCTTGTTAAAATTTTCATTTTCCTTTCTCCTTATTGACAAATTTATCCCACTCGTCAGCAGCTTCTTTTCTTGTCCAAGTATTTTTTGTATGAAAACCACATTTACGATTGGTACATTTCACAAGATACTTTGTAGAAATAAAAGAATAGCTATTAGGATTTGTACTTATCATTCTTGGTTTTCCACCACACCTTTTACAAGGTTTTAGCTTACTCATTTTTATGCTACCTCCACCCTTAAAATGTTTTCTGCTAACGCCCGGCTTAAACGAACCGGGACGGCATTTCCAATTTGTTTTTGAATATCGCCTTTCGTTCCCTTGAAAATAAATTTTTCCGGAAAACTCATCGCAGCGGCTTCCTCATGGGGCTGTAGCATTCTGAAACGAATATCAACAGCGTACTCAATATCAGGTTCAACCAGAGCAAAATGTTCTTTACTGGTAATAGTCCCTATTGGTTGATCCAGTGATGTCGCTCCGCCAGTTCCGTAATACTTCACAAGAAACGGCTCAATCAAACAATGCTCTGCCTTTGTTACCACGGTAGACAGTGGCTCATGTATTGAACGGCTTCTGTCCTTTGCCGATGATTGGCCAATCGCGGTAATAAATGGCTCAACAATGCCATAGCGGTTCGATGTGTCTATTACTGGTAAAGGCGCGTCAATTGAGTGATTGCGCTTTTCAAAATCCTTTCCGCCATGGAAACGAGTAATGAACGGCTCTATCAATGCACCGGCGCCCCTCGACGCCGTAACCGTGGGAAACGGTTGATCCAATGAGCGCGCCTTATTGCCGCGGTAATATCCTTCATTCGGTAAAATAAATGGTTCAATAAGAGCGGTTTTCGGGCTGCTCCCTACAACCGTTGGCAAGGGTTCTTCAATGCTTCCCGATTTGCTCTGACCGTAATTGCTTATAAGAAACGGAGTAACAAGCCCAATGTGTTTTCCCTGAGCGGTAATTGCAGGTAACGGCTTATCAACAGAACGTGATGTGCCAGTTCCGCGAAGCATAATCAAAAAAGGTTCTGCGTATGGCTGCCAAAATCTCAATATGCCATGCTCAATTCTGCGTAGAGTTGCCGGAGCTAAAGGTTTCTTTCTGCGGAAAATACTTTCACCGTGGAGAGACCAATCAATTATTTCTCTTGCCGGTATCCATTGCGGAAAATTTGTTTCCTCTTGATTATTACTATGGGTTACGTTAGGCCATGTTATTTCTTTTCCAATTCCTTTTATTGCCTGAATAAACAACCGCTTCCGAACCGTTGGATCGCCATAATCAGCAGCATTAAGAACGCGGTAATCAACGCTGTATCCAAGGCTTCTTATGCCGGAAATAAAAGCCTGAAAAGTAGCCCCCTTCGCTTCCTTGATGAGCCTGCCGTTATCATCCAGCGGCCCCCAATTTCTAAACTCAGGGACGTTCTCAATAATGACACGCTTTACTCTCAAGTTTTCCAGCCAATGAAGAATAATCCATGCCGGCGCCCTTTGCTGTTCGCACCTGGGCCGTCCGCCGCGGGCAACGCTGTGATGCGTACAAGCCGGCGAAGCCCACAATAAATCCAGTTCACGTTTTGGAAAAATCTTTGTAGGGTCAAGCTGTTCTACCGAAGCGCATCTATGGTCTATATCAGCATAGTTAGTTGAATGTGTATCAATAGCAACTTTCCAGTGATTGAACGCCCATATTTTTGCATGGCGTCCCATTGCGTCTAAAGCCTGGCGTATCCCTGTTGTAGAACCGCCTGCGCCGCAGAACATATCCGCTATTTGCAATTCCCTCATAAGGAATCACCCCTCATGCTTTCCCAATTGAAGGGCACTTCTACCGGCCGCAATCGGTCAAGTATTGCCGCGCTGTATAACTCCGAAAATTCTTTCGATGACAAATTAGATATAATTGTTGTAGGCAGAACATTATTCCAGCGACGGTCAATTATTTCAAAAAACATATTCAATTCAAAATCTTTGAAATTCTGCCGTCCTATTTCGTCAATAATCAGTAATTTACATTCGCCATAATAGTCCAGAATTTCAGTTTCAGAATTACCATGCAATGTTGTTGCAAAATTCGCTGAGGGAATATGAATGTACCTTGATACATCATAAGTAGAACGCACTTCACGAAATATGTCCGGCAAACGGCGGTATGTCGCGCCGTCTTTAGCCAGGCACATGGCAAGGTGAGTTTTCCCTGTCCCGTTTTCGCCGGTAAAAAAGAGATTGTTTTCCCATGCCGTTTTGGCGGCTTTAATGGCAATTTCTTTTTCCGGCGTATCGGCAATGAAATTATTCCACTCCGCTTCAAAATAGCGTTTGGTAATGCCGCGCCGTTTCCAGCTTTCTAATTGCCTTTTTCGTTCCTCTTCTCGCTCATGGGCTTCTTGCTCTTTTAACCGCCTTTCCCGTTCTGCAATAATGGCTTGCCGTTCCGTTTCGGATAACGCTTCCCATTCCGCTTTTTCCCTCGCCTCGTTTTCTTTAATTTTCAATTCTAATTGTTCAAGAAAACTAGGCATTACTTCACCGACAGTTTTCATTTTGCCCTCCTGAAATAATCTGATACTTTTTCCTGTGATACATTGTCCGCAGCGATGCGATGCCGCGGCGGCCCTGAGCTATTGCCATTTATAAGCCGGTTCAAAACCGATGCCGATAACATAGTCCCCAATGAATATCCGGTATTCAAAACCCAGTCATCGTTCAGGCCGTTGTTTATCGCCTGAATAATAATTTCGGCGTTGAAACTCTCAAAATGGGTCTTTAACAGTTTTCTTGTTTGGTTCCAGTTCACAACCGGATTGATAGCCTTAACCTTGCCCTGAGCGTAAAGGCTGTCCCAATTCAGCAGATAGGCTTTCTCGACACGCTCCATATCGTTTGCAGGCTCGCGCTCCCTGAGAGGGGCTTTCTTCGTCTTTCCAGATTTTTGTGATGAGGAAGTATCGGAAACAACCGGAGGCGCAGCCTCCGAATCTTCTTTACTTTCCTTTACTTTAGTTTCCTTTCCTTTCCTTTGTGGATTATCCCCCTGTTTTGAGGAGTTTCCATGTATGGAAACATCGGAATTATTACCATTTGAGGGGTTTCCATACATGGAAACATATTTTTCTTTTATCTCGCCTATGGTAATAATCTTGTTTTTCCGCTGTTTGTACGCATCAGTAAGGGACAGTAGAAAATCCTTTGAAACAATTACTTTATAATTTTTCCAAAGTTCCTTATCAAGTTTTTCTGTCTTTACCATAAGCTCAATCATTTCAATTCCCCGGCTTTCATCCTTTATGCCAATCTCCGAAAAGAAATTCATCCTGTCCGTTTCGTCATTTATGCAACAGTGATGATCCGGCGTAAGCGTAAGGAAGCGCATCAGGTTGGTAAAAAACCCAATACCCTCAAGCCCGAATTGGTTTTGAAGAATATTCAGAGTTTTACCGCGTTTGGCATAAAACGGAAAATAATCCGCATCACGCCTTTCAGGTCTCGCCATTTCCTCCCCCTCCCTATTTTCCATAAAGGAATCCCAATTTCCCTTGCCGGTGCATTTCCTGTAGAACCGGCTCAAGCAGATTCATGTTAATTACAAGAGCGCGTTGCTTTGCCTCTTTGTCATGCGCCTCAGCGCGTTTCACTTTTTCCCTGTACGCTTCCGCAAGAAACTTCGGAAGGTATTTCAGTTCGCCAAAATACGGCAGTCCCCATGCGTATTCCTCAGCGGTTAGCCGGATTTTGATTTCATAAAAACGCGGCATAGGCGGCTTCTTTTTGGTTTTTTGAGTAGAACTACCTGATTTTATTTTGCTCCTTTTATCGCTACCGATAGAGGCACTAGCAAGGGTCTTTTTTCGGGTTGCTACAGGCATATTTTCCCCCTTTCCCACGGATATTCCTGTATAAGCGGATCGCCCCAAATCGGCACAAGGCTATTCTTCATAAAGACCGGTATTTCCCATGCCCGGCATTCCTCAACAATCGCCTTTATCCATTCACGCTTTGGAACAATTTTCCCTTTACGGTTTCCGGTCTCAGCACCAATAACTACCCATAACCATCTGGCGACTTCTTCAAAACTAGGCCCAACAAAATCCATAAAGCATTCGTCTGTAGTTAATTCTTCTTGTAACGGTTCAATCGAAATCCATGTTGCATGGCTCTCATTCGCCTTCCGTAACTGAGCATTATTTGTTACGCTTGCCCCAAAAAGTACCGGAGTTCCGTATATTTTCAATGATTTTTTTTCGTCTGAATTTATCTGCCAATACCTCTCTGGATTTTTTGTCAAAAATATATAAGTGTGTTGCGGAGCATTGGCGCAGGCATCGAAAACTTCCTGTATCCATTTATCCGGTACCCACTTGCCGAATAAATCAGCCATTGAACATACGAAAATGTTTTGCGGCTTCTTTTCGCGCCACGGTTCAAGCAGGCGATAACGGTGGAATGTAGGGGCAAAGCCAAACGGATGGGCAAGCGTCCGTCCGTCATAGTCCCACGGTTCTGAAATGTCATATAGCCCATTTTTCCCAATACCGACATAATGCGCTGCCGCTTGAACTTCCCCATATTTTGGGTTATACCGTTCTGCCAGTTTCTCGGCGTAACAATAGGAGCAACCATGCCGGCAGCCGGTTATCGGGTTCCATGTCATGTCGCACCATTCGATTGCCGTCTTATTCATTTTTGCACCTTCATATTTGTTTGCGCTTCGTTCAAAATTTGTTCAAACAACATCGGCGGTAAAATTGCCCTTGCGTGTTCAAAAAAATAATCCGCGATTGATAACTGCTGCTGGCGGTACTTCCTCATAAGGCTATTCACATATTCCAATACGCGCCTGTTGATATAGAGCGCCCTCTTTTTGCCGCCGTTAAAATTATCTTCCGGCTTCTCTTCTAACGATAAAGTCAGCCCATTGATTTTTTTTGTTATCTGCATTTTCAATGTTTCCAATTCGTCTAATGACATGGCTTTCATGTCGCTGTCCGAATAGGCGATACTTTCAATGAGAAACTGGTCTTTATCTATCGCATCTCTTAATGTCATCATTCCCCCCGTTTTCTTTACCCTGTAACTTCGGGCATTTCGCAACCGCAGCGACAGCGGGACACCCGGCCCGGAAGCACCAGGCCGGTTCCCCGCCATCGGTCAAATAATCTTCACACTTGATTTTTTGACAGCCGTTTTCATTCATCGTCCAGCGGGTCTCCCTCGCCCAAAAAGTCATCATCCTCAGGCGGCTCATCGTCGGACTTTTCCGGCTTGCTTATTTCCGCTCTTATCGCCTCGGTTAGTATCCGCTGGTAAAGCGCGATATATTCCTCTTTGGTAACTTGAGCGAACCGCCAGAACAAAGTATTCTCAGCTTCTTTCCATTCCTCATCGGTAGACCGCAATTCGGGCATATCGGCTTGTTTAATGCTGATTGCAATAAGCAGCCGGAAGATTTTTTCTACCCACGGTTCTGTTGGAAGCTCCGAAAGGGTAAAAGGTTTTTCAAAAACCATATCAAAAAGTCCCTGATAATCCGGATCAATTTCATGCCACTTTCCTTCATCGTCCGTTCCGTTCAATTCAGCCGCCAAATAAAGAGCAGCCATATTTTCCTTGTCTGCCTCGCGGAGCCGCTTGTCAACGATTGTTTCCATAAGCCGTTCGCCTACGTCCCTGAAAAAGCCATACGGGTACTCGTGCCTTTTCTGCATCATTTCCGCAATGTCTTTTTTCTCTTCGGGAAGAATGTCCGGCAGCAGGTCAATCATAAAAGTTTTAACCGGGTCTTTCGGTTCGGAAGAGGAAGATGATCTGCTGTATGTCGGTTTTGTAAGAACAGAGTATTCAACCCTCATCGCTTTGACGTTGTAGGAACCGCTGGATTGAAACCACTCAAGGGAAATACACCATGCCGTGTTTGCATCGCTTTTCTTTTTTGTTTCTTTCCATGAATAATCGCTCTGAGGAAGGAGAGTATATTCAATATCCCCTATCGTTAGCACTTTCGTTTTCTTCGGCAGGAAATCCGGGATGCCGCGGTTAAGAATTATTTTGCTGTCGGTTTTCCCGTCCAGTTCGGCAATGAGTTTGGCAATTAAAGCCTTCCACTTTTTGGCATAGCACTCCGTATCAAAGCACACGTCCTCAAGCCCGGTATAATCTTCAAAAAGCCCCGGCGTTGAATTGTACGTTCTGTTTTTGCACTTCGCGCATTTGCTGTCGGCGATATGCTTAATTTTGAACCGCTGGACAGTGCCGAGGAAATTGGTTATTTCCCATTTGTCGGCTTTCTTTTCCCCGTACTTCTTGAGGAACTTTTCTTGATCCTCTTCGGGAAGGCTGGAAATAAGCGCCGCGCCGGAAAGGTTTATCTTTCCGTCCCGGAACATTGTTTTCACTCCGGCGACGAGATTGGTAAGCCTTACGCGCTGATGAATGCCAGACACGCTCCGCGCATAATACTTCGCCACTTCCTCAGCGGTTTTGCCGGAATCAATTTCGCGTTTGAACTTTTCGGCTTCGTCAAGCGGGTGCATATCCTCGCGGTTCACATTCTCCGCAAGGGCAATCGCTTCATCGTCTGCCTTTTCAGGATACAGTTTCAAGTCAACGCTTTTCATGCCAAGGGATTTCGCCGCAGCGACACGCCTGCGGCCGGCAATGATTCGGTAATAACCTTTTTTGTCGGTGATTTCCTTTGCCGCTGGCGGGTGGATAATGCCGATTGCCTCAATGCTCTTAGCCAGAATGTCAATGTTCCCCTCGCCGCCATGCGCGCGGTCTGAGGTGAATTCGATTTTCCCAATAGGGACTTTTATTATGGTTGTTTCCATAGTAGTTACGCTCCTTTGCCTGTTTCGTCAGGCTGAATTGTTGAGTTTTCTTTTTCTCTCTCCGCTTGTTTTTCTTCCATGCCCTGTAGTATTTCCTTGAACCGTGGTGTATCAACGCCGACCAAAAACATTTCATTGATAATGTTGTCAATGGTTAATTGGCGTTCTTTCTTCGTATAGTCGGACCAGCTTTTCAAGCGGTATGCGATCCGACCTTCCGGGCATTTTGTTCCATCTTCATTTATAAGGCTCCAATACTTTTCAGTTCCCGCGCCGAGGTAAAGTTTCATCAATGCTCTGAAATGCTCGTAGCTTCTCGCGTTGTATGAATGATTGCCGGATGTCCAGTAGCATTGAACTAACGCATGAAAGGTTTTATTTTGCCTTTCCGTTCCTTCATCTGCCAATTCAGCGTTGTAGTATTTTCCGACTTTCAAATCATCGCCGGTGAACTCCCCCGGCCCGGTTACTAAAATTCTCATTGCCTGTCCTTAAAATGGAATGTCATCTTTGAAATAATCACCATCCTGCTGGTTTTGTTCCGCAGGCGGATTATACGGCTGTTGCGGTTGCTGCTGTGCCGGTTGGCTCTGCTGGGTATGCGCCGGACGGTTTACGTTTGCGCTCCCAGGCTTCGGCTTCAGGTAGCTTACCGTGTTGTAGGTTTTGCCGTTATAAGGCTCACCCTGCTTGCAAACAACGATACCGCGCTTCCCAATCCAGCTTTTCAAGTTCTGGCTCCCGAAGGGGATATTGAACGCAATGCAAAGCTGTTTCAGTTTTTGTTCCTTGTATTCGTTGTCAACGATGTAGTGCTGAATCTCAGCACCGTCATCGTTAGCAAAGGTAATGACAAGCATTTCGTTCCCGCTTTGGGAAACTTTTTCCGAAACACTTTTTATATAGGCATCGTTATCGCCTATGATAAATTGCTGGAACCCGTCAGAAGCATTGGCAACCGAATCGGGCGTTACGCCATTCCAGAATCCCATCATGCACCTCCATTTTGATTGCCGTTGGCATTGGGCTGAGAATTATTTGCCGTATTGTTTTTTTTACCAGCGGCAGGATTTTTTTGCTGTGTGTTTTCCGCAGTCGGTGCCGGATAAAGGTTGTAATACTCGCAGATAACCTTGTCCACTTCCACAAGATCGTTGGGTATGTATTCATCGGCAAACATATCCATCGGCGACTTTACGGTATCCTGTCCCGAATTGTGCGTCTGGAAATAGTAATTGCCCTCAGTAACAGCAGTCCTCAGAACGATTGTAAAAAGCCCTTCAACGGTAACTTTTTCGTCTAACAGTTTCCCGATTGTTTTTGCCTTTACATTGCCGAAATTGTCGCGCTCGCTGTGCGAGAGGAAATAAACCCTTTTATGATTCGGCAGATTGCGGACAGTATCAATTACATCGTAGTAGCCCTTTGCCATTTCAGTGAACTTATCGTAGCCCTTTTCCATAGCCCGATTCATAAACTGGCTGACAAGAAGATACTGGAAGTCATCAATAACGATTACATCCGCCTCCGCTTTTTTCAGCAACTCAATTATTTTTTTACAATCATCAATGGCAATGGTTTTCAGGCTGCTTTTGAACGGCAGCGGCTTTCCGTAGACATTGATGATCCCGGCATTCGTGAGATTGCGGATTGAGGTTGATTTCCCCGTACCGCTTTCCCCGATAATCAAAATTGGTATACCCATGTTTTCCTCCTATGGCCAATTGACTTCATCTTGCGCTTCTACCGGCGCAACTTTTTCCCGGTAGTAATTACAGAACTTATTGCATGAGCAATAATCCATACACCGGATTGATTCCCCTAACCGCGTTTCAACGCTGTAGCCCTTTCCCATTTCGGCGGCAAGTTTTTCGGCATCCGCAAGGGTATCCAAAACTTTGTATGCCCTCTTATTGCCTTCTTTTTTGACTGCGTACTTTGTGGGTTTGTCCCATCGTTCTTCGGGAGTACATGGCGGAATTTCGTCGTCGGACAGTTCTACGCACCGCTTGTATTCGGTGATTTTGCCTTTTAGAAAAGCCTCAATTTCGGCAAGCCCATTTTCGTCAACATTGAACTGATGGACATACACCGGCTTTTGGGGATAAGATGAATCGCGCTTGGCATCCCGCTTAGAATGGTCTTTCATAAAGGCGATGAACCGGCAAGTTTGAGCCTTGAAACTGTTTTTAATCAGGAGCCAAGCGTATATTAGCCCCTGCCTATTCCAGTCCTTGAAATCCTTGAAAATGACCTTCCACGCGGTGATGTTCTTGTAATCCGAAATGACGCCGGTGTCCATGTTGTAATTGTCAATACGTCCAGTGATGACAATTCCGTCCATTTCAAACGCCATTTTTTCTTCGGTGAACTCGTGTTCCCCTTCCTCTTCCAGCAGCGAATGAACGGCCTGTCCGAAAAGAGCGTAAACATGGTCAGCGACATCTTCCTCAATTTCGTCCCAATGGCGGTCCCTGAGTATTATCTGCTTGATACCGTTCAGCAGTGTTGTAGCAGATAACGTCCCCGGCTCATTGTGCTTTTCAAGATGAACCGCATTAACAAACGCCTCAGGAAGATTCATTACATTTGTAACTTTCAAAAAGGAACCTCCTTTTTTTCAGGATTGCTTTGCGTAGCATCTCCCTTTTCTTTTTCCCTGCGGAGTCTCGCCGCTTCCGCATCGGCTTCCTCTTCGTCTACCGGCCTTACCGTGATAATGATTCTTCCGGTGTACTTTTCGTAAAACCCGGATTGTTCATCTTCGATTTTCTTCACGACAAATCCTTCCTTGAGAAGAACCTCGGCCAGTCTCTGCATTACAAGTGCAGTCATAAAAACCTCCAAAACTATTTTTTACCCACCCCATACGGACGGGACTAAAAACAAAATCATGCCGTTTCCTTTTTGAAGTCCAGCATTTTCATATCAGTATTTCCCAATAAGGCAATTCCGCTATTCCATAACCGTGCGGCCTCGTCTTTTGGAATGTCGTATTCTTCCGCAACGTCATCAGGTTCAGACATCCACTTGCGGATTTTCGCCACTTCGATATTGAACTTCATTAAAAGTTTTTTATTTATTTTCAAATGCGCGTTTTGATTGCCAGTGTAATAACGCATCGTAAAAGCAAGCTCGCCATCGAGGGTATAAAACTTCTGTTCTGTCTGGTGTAAGCCATAATTCGGCTTGCAGTACGATTCAATGGGGAAACCGAGATTGCTACAGATGATAATAAAATCATCAATAAGGGTATATTTTCCGCCATACGAATATCGGTCATAGGAATAGGTACTCACTACAATTCGGTAATCAAGCCCCAGTTTCCACCGCGCCGGAAGTTTCTCGTATTTCCAGTCCCTATCCGTATGCCGCCAATCGCTTTTTTTCCAATGCCGGTTTGACTTGTAATTTTCAATCCATTGCGGGTCTGTCAGCGCATCAAAAACTTCCGCTATTTGATCCAGTATTCCGATGTTGCAGTTATTTATAATCCATATAACAATGGAATAGATATTGTCCGCATTAAAATCCAGCGTTTTGAATTCCTGAATGTTCCTGAAAATTCTGTCCGATGTTGTTCTGGTCATGCGCTTGCTTATAGGGTCAAGTTTGTCAAAAGCCGCTTTCCAGTATTTTGACTTTAATCCCTCAATTGCCTTACGGATTATTTCAAGCATGGATTTTTTATCCTGCCCCATGAGCTTTATAATCTGCTGCTCAAGCGTTCCGATAGCCCGGAATGCCGCGCCTAAGTTTTCTTTTTCACGCTCGTAATCGGATACAAGCTGGTCTATGGGAGTTTTCTTTAATGCAAGTTCTTGTTTCCGTTCTTCCTCATAACGGTCGTATCTTTCCTCGTCAATAAAATCAGCGATATACTCACGCACCCAGCGTTCAAAAGCATTCTCCAAAGTTTCTTGATATGTACCGCCGCACATATCTTTATTTTTTTTCCACGGAGCATTGACCCGTACCAGATGAACCTTACCGCGCGCTTCCCGGTCTGCCTGTGAAAAATCGAATTCACCGATAATTGACACTTCATACCGTTTCAATTCCCTTGTTATCATGTCCTTATCTTTCCAGCGTACCGGCATCACCAGATACAGGACGCAAAAATTACACTCTACAAGGATTTTATTTACCCATCGTTCAAAATCTGAAAACGGCGGATTACTGAAAATTAAGGAATAGTATTGGTCATTGAGAACCACATCGTAGTAATTGCGCCCAATAATAAAAACGCCTTTTAGTATAAGGTCATCGGCTTGCGCCCTTGCAATTTCAATCCCGTATTTTTTTTCAGCGTCAAATAAATCAAGAACACGCCCGTCCCCTGCGCCGATGTCCAGAAACGTGCCTATCTCAAGCCGTTCTGTTTTCTTTCCTTTTTGAAATGCCTGGTCATAAAAGGTATTTATGTAAATTTTTTCTTCACGGCGGGTATTGTAATCGCGCTCATGTCCGCGAAGATACTTCCATAAATCGTTTTTCATGGCTTCCATGATTTCCGGCGTGGTAGGATAGAATTCAAAATCCTCATCGGCTTTTTGCAATGCGCGTATTTTGGAAGCCGTGTTATTTGTACTCATGGTAATTTCCCGTGTTCCTTGTAGTATTCAAGCTGCCATTCCATTTCCGCTATGCAGCCGCGAGTACCCTTCAACGATTCTTTTGCGTCAGCAAGTTCCTTCTTTGCCGCTTCAAGCGCGGCATAGGCTTTCTTGACACGCTCAATTTCTGCCAATTCGTCCTTCTGAAAATCCGAAAGGCCTTTTTTTACCCATTCAATGTCCGGCATATCATTCCCCTTAATCGCGCCCGGTGTTTCCACCGGGCAATTTATTTTTACGCTGCGTTGAGCCTCGTCCACTCTTTGCGGTCCATGTTCATCATTTCCCACGCCGTTATTTCCAGTTCCGTTGAACGGTCGTAGCTGTCCACGTCCTGAGCATGGCGCGTAACTGCGTTTGCCAAACCGTACAGGGACAATTCCCCGCCGCGGATAAGGTGGGTAAGAACATTCTGCTGCTCCCCTTCAAAAAGTCCGTACTGTTTTGATGCCAACTGCACTACTGCCGGAATATCGGGGCTTGTGATTTTGGCTTCCTTTGAGATTTTCATAGAAGTTACAATGCGCTCAAACTGCACCATGTCGGCGGTTGCGCGTACAATGTCCTGAAGTTTCATCACAAAGGCTTTGTCATCTGCAAGGATTGTTTCGCTTCGGTAGATTTCAAAATTGTCCTCGCCCTCGTTGGTACGGCCTACATGGTTTTTTCTTTTCCCTGCGGAATTGGCAATCATGCCGTTCTTGCAAACGAGCCGATAAACAAGCGGCATAACAGTAACCGAACCAAGGCCGGTTTCGCTGTTTGAAATTAAAATCCCTGATTGTACCACATCACCCTTGTCAACCTCAGCGGTGATCCGCTCGTTGACCACTTTAAGGTACATACGCCTGTCGGTAAGCTCACAGCTTTCAACCTTTGCCCCTTCCATGCCGGAGATAATGGGAAGAACCGCCATTGCAATATCGTGATTGTCAATGCGCCGGTATCTGTCCGAAAGAAAAGCCCTGGCCTTGCCGTCCAATGTGCGTACCATGCGTTTTTCAGGTTCTTTCTGAAACCATGTATTCACGTTGGTTGATAAAAGTTCCGGTTCCTTTTCAAGCATCCGGTTGTAGTACCGGATAGGAATTCCAACCTTTGTAGCAATCTGGTCATGGGCAACATCGTTAATGGAAAAATCCGGTATTCCCTCAAGGCTGAGTACAGGATCGGGCTTTACTCCGTATCGGTCCCATTCCGGCACCATCATCATCATTTTGCTGGTGTTTGCGACATAGTCCCGCTTGACCTCGTTCTGGCGTTCAAGTTCAATTGCCAGTTCCTGTAAAGTTTTTCCTGTCTTCATAAAATGCTCCTTAATTATTTTTTTCAGCCGTATTGACTGATTTGTCCCAGTCCATTGAGAACACGCCTTCTTTCCAACAGGGAAAATCGGGCTCTCCTTCAAAACTATCTGTAGAATGAAGGCTCCGCAAAAAATCAAATTGCTCTGCCTTTGTCAATGAAAAAAAACCTTGTTTCGGCTCAAGTTCTATTGTTTTATAAAAACTGCCGTTGTCTCCTTTGAACACAAGGCGATCCCATCCATCTATTCCAACGAATGAAAGTGTTATCATTCCGCTTCCTCCTTAATTTTTATTGTTTGTGGTATCTGGCCCACAATTCTCTACACACAAAATCCATGCAATTTCTCTGCTCTGCAACTTTCGCCGCAGCCAAAAAATCTTTTTTTGTATAACATTTCAGAACAGCTTCGAGAGTTGCCCTCGATGTCCAATACAAATTACAAAAAGCATCAACAATATTTTCTGCCTTTGTTTTTTGTTCCCAATATTCAACGATTTTTTTATCCATCGTTATTCCCCCTCTCCGCCTGTCCAGATTGTTTCAATGACTTTCGTTCCGTCAAAGAAAACGAATGTCCCCTTGCCATCGGTTTGAAGCGAAATGTTATCTGTTTCGATTTCAAAAAGTTTGCCAAGAGAGTCGTCAAGGTTGTAATCGTCATGGATAAGTTCTTCTGGCACTATCGCAAGGATTCCAGCGTCAACGCCGTATTCAAATCCGGTTTGCGAGGAAAAGCATCCGTCACCGTAAGCGGTTCCGCACTGGATAAAGGAAAGATCGTTTCCTTTGTAATTCACGGTAATTACATGGCCGGTTTCTTTTCCGCCCTTGAAAATCTGATCACAAACATCATCCCAAAGCTCGTCCTGAAGGACGTAGCAGGGATCGCCAATCCATACCTTTTTGGTATTCGTCTTGATTGTTTCGTTGATTTTATTTTGCATGGTGTTCACCCCCATCAACAGGAACATAATCATTTTTCATGAGGGCTACCGTAGTGCGGATTTTTGAACGTGCATCCTCAAACCGCTTCCGCCTCTCAATCCCTTTTTTTGTTTCTCCTGCCGGGATAAATTCCGCCAGTTCACCCAAGGCTTTCAAAATGTCATCAAGATCGCTTTGATAAGCTTCCATGTTTGTCATCACAGCACCCCCTTAAAATTTCACCGGATTGGTAATATCGAACAGGTCTGATACGACCCATGTGCCAACTTCGCCAAAGTCCCTGTCATACATCAGGGATATGAAACCGTTCTGCGTCATTTCAGGAACATTCGCGCCGCGGACAAATCCCATTTTGTAGGCATTGGTCATAGAGCACTGTATCAATGTGCTAATTTCCGTCATCTGCTTTTTTGACAACTTTTCAGATAACTGAATCAGCCCGTCCGCAATAGACACCTGAATGTTTTCAAGCGCGTCATCGTGCGCCAGCTTTCCGGAATTGCCCTGATTTGCTCTTCTTGCGATTTCCTTCACATCAATATTTGCGTTCATTCTGCGCCCCCGACTTCTTCAGTAACTTCATTGATTGATTCTTCAATGTTGTCCAAGCCCAAAAAGCCTGCCGGGGTGTGAAGGACGTAATTGTTGTGCCGTGTGAAGTAAGTGTTGCCTTGCAGTTCGAGTTCTTGTCCGTCTTCGTAGTCTTCCAGAGTTTCCAGAATGTCGCTAAAAAGACCCTTGATTTTCCCTACCGTAATTGTCATATAACGCTCCTTTGGCCGCTACTGCGTGCCATTTGGCTGCCGGTTTTCCCGGTTGCCGTATATTTGCCCTGCTGGACATACCGAAATAATCATGTCGAATAACGAGACAGGATAGAGGGATTTCAAAAAGATTTTGCGATTTCATCAAATTTTCATCGTTTCCGCTATCCATTGGGATAGTGAAACCGGTGTTCTTTGTGCTGTTATGCGAAATCCCCATAAAAACAATGGCTAAAATTAAAAAGGAAAATAAAAATCCCTGTAATGGCGTATTGGTGGATAACTGGTGGATAACTGGCGCCGGTTCGGGTTTCGGTATTACTTCTTTTATTTGCTCAGTAATTGGTACGGTTAAAAGTTTTTTGTATAAACTGTCATTTTGGCTCACCACGCCAAAGGCATATCGGCGGTGCCGCCGTGCCATGCGGAGAATTGTATCGGGATACATATTCACCGCTTCGGGATATATTTTCACAACATCATCTTTGAGTTGGTTGCCGTAGAACTCATGCCCTGCGGGGTATGCGTCAATAACCTCGCGGACGGCGGCGCTCATTGAATCAATCCTGTTCATGCTGTTGCTTCCTTAATAAAAGTTCCCGGCATTGCCCCACCGGGGAGGGTTGTCTTTCGGGAGAGAAAAACAGCTTCCTTCACCAAACCTGCAAAGGTGAAAAGAAATGAGGCGTTGAGGTTATGACCCTCAATAGCGGAAAAGGAGGTGTGGAAAACCGCTTGCTCTACTGAGCCGCCCCGTGTGTACATTACTTTTTCCCCCTCCCGTTTTTCGGTTTCGCTTCTGCGGCTTTTTCATCGCCGGGTTCGTCTCCGGGTTCTTCGCCGTCCGCAGATTCTTCATCCATGCTTTCCTGACATGAGGATTTGAACCTTTCCACGCAGTTAGACGAAATGACAATAACGCTCGTGGGAACGGTGATGTCCCCTGACGTTTTTGTTTTCCTTAGAAGGATTTCGTCATACTTTTCGTTTTTGGAATTTGCCTGCACCGCTCGTGCGTTGATAATAGCGCCGCGGTTAATTTCCGTTCCTATGGAAGAAAGAAGGGAATCGGCAATAGCCGTTGTCTTTTCCCGGACGAGACCGTAAATAAGTTTCGTGCGCTCATCGCTGTTAAGGCTCGCCAGATAATTTTGGACAGTTTCCTTTCCCTTTTCTGTAACAGCTTTGCGGAGCTGGTCTTTCTGGTCATCGGAAAGTTCAAGGTTGTATTCCAATAGGGAATTGGCGGCGAGATCGTTGATGAGACGGTTTGCCAAATCCATAAAAAGGTCATCCAGAGGATTCAGTCCAATAACGGATTCAAAAATACCGTGAACCGTTTCCACAATCTGATCATCAATAACCGGCTGGATGTCCTCAAAATCCGGTACTTGATTCTGCACTACTACTTCTTTGTTTTTACTCATTCTCTTTAACCTCCAAATGTTTAGGTTTGGGATTTCCGAAACAGCCCTTGTGATAACCTTTTTTGCTACCACCATGGTTTCCGCTTCTCCCGGTCTTATAGCCTTTTTCAGCTACTCTACGTTCATGTCTGTTCATTCGTTTTCCTCCACGAACTTTTCAAGAAAATCCGGTTCCTGTTTTAATGCCGCTAACAGCAGCTTTGCTTTTCCGATTCCGAAGGAGAACGGAAAACGGTCCAATTCTTCCGTGTCCTTCCGAATGCTCACCGTTGGATTTCCTTTGTACTCTCCACGGTCAATGACAACTTTCATTTCCATGCTCCTTAAAATGTCTCAACGATTATTTGCGCGCCGGTCTTTTTCCCGGTGTAGTATTTCCCGGCAATAGTTTCAAAAACTTGCGCATCATCGTGCCAAACTTTCTCAGCAGTCATCGCGTCCATAACAGCCTTGAGCAAGTTATCCGTATCAGGTTTCTTTATGTGCGGAATCGGAACGCTGTTTGCCATTTTCATAATCTTTGGCATTGGCATTGAAAAACGAACCGTGAGCCGCACCGGCCCGGTTATCGTTTGTTTCAGGCAAGGCCGGAAAGCCGCTTTGATTTCTTCTTTCCATGCGTCCGCGCTGTGCGGCGTAAAGACATGGCCTGTTTTCATCATGTGCGGCCTCGGCTGTGCCTTCGGTATTCCGTTCACAAAAATCTGATACAAAACTTTGCTCATAACGGCCTACAGTTCCGCGATAGGGCAGCACAGGACGGAATCTTTCATTGCCAATCCCATGCTTGTTATCCAGCCTGAAAGCCAACCTAAAATAAAAACGCGACCGATCTTCACATGACCAACGCGCTCCCCGAAATCTTTAATCCGCATTCCTGTACGGTAAATAAAGCCTTTACTAAAAATCATTTTCCCCTCCATTGATTTTCTGGTTTGTTTGGCGGGGAATTGATTCGTAGCCAAAATTCCCCGCCTTCTTTTCGTTCCACTTGTCAGCGTCTTTTCATAAAGCCTCCTTACTCCCATTTTTTTTACCCCACGGTGCCGGCCGGTATTTCGCCTTTATCCAGCCAGGCATCGAGATCTTCAACATTGAAAAGAATTTTCCCCCGCGGCGGTCTGAAACAACGAATGCTATTGTCATTGACGCATTCGTAAAGTGTCGATTTTCCCATGCGGAGATATTTTGCGGCTTCCTCAAGGGTGAGCATTTTATCTCTGTATTTCCCCTGTTCGACTATCGTGGTTTCTTTCATGCCGCTACCTCATTCAATCTTTGATGCTCAAGAGTTCCGATTATTTCAGCGCGGTTTTTGTTGGTGTACTCATCTTCACTTTGCAAATCGTTAAATGAAATTTCAGTTTCACCGTCGTAAGGTTTGCCGGTCCAATTATCAAGCCGGTATTCATCAATCAGACCGTTTTCATCATAGGTAACAAAAATCTTTATATCGCTTATGTCTTTTGCATAAAAACCATAGCCACAAGAATCACTCACGATCATGGCTTCGATTTCAGCTTGCTTCGGTATGTCTTTTAGATGTACTTCTTCACAAGCCCCTATAACAAATTCTTTCCCATATTTTGGATACAGGATTATGCTTGTATCCTCATCACTACAAAGAATCTGAGTCTTATCGCTTAAATCACGATTAACTGGCGCGGCATAGTTATTGAGCGCACTGTACCAGTCAATCCCTCCCCACCCTGGCTTTGTTACCTTGTATGCTTCGCCTTTATTCGTCGAGCGCATTACCGGAATAGAGACCACATCAGTAACTATGTACCGTGTTTCATTGGACGCTCTCGCTCTCATAATTCCCTCCAAAAAAAATAAGCTGAACATTTCCAGCCTTACGGTCGGGAATGGTGGTTCCCGGCCGGCCTTCAATATTCAGCCAATTTTCTACTCTGCCACCACAAAGTAATTTACTTCTGGTACTAATAATAGTCCCAAAAGTAATGTTGTGTCAAGCAGAAAAAATAAAAAAAAGTGAAAAAAGTGGAAAATTTACCTGAAAAAAGGGAAAAAAGGAAAAAACCCCAAAAAAAGGGTAAATTTACCCTAAAAAAAATGACAAATTGTACCCCAATATGGTAGAATTTGCCGATAAGTAAGCTATGGGAAGTAAGCAAATATCGGTCAGATGGGACCCTTGGATTGAAAACGGCATAAAAGCCCTTGCGGATGAGAAGGGTAAAACATTCTCGTGGATGGCAAATTTTCTGGTAGGAATGAAGCTAAATGACTTGGACATTGTACGGGAAGATTTTGAACCGGGCATGGAGGACATTGCCCTGAAAGTGAAGAATAAGAGGGATACTGAGGCCAAAAAAGGGAAACAGGAGCCGAAGACGGGTCAGGCGGTTGCCGGATAATCCCCTTTGCCTATTATCGACATTATTCGGAGAAAATAATCACACCTACAGAATCAGAATGGGATAATAAGCCGGGTTTCCGGCGTATAATCCCGTTTCCGTTAAAGGATAAAGATTAGGTTTATTTCAGCGTTTTGGGAGTTTTGGGGTTTCGGTGTCGGTCAATAACGGTCTGGAAGTCATCAAGAATGGTTTTCACCCTGTTTTCCGTCTCTGTACCCATTAAAAGATATTCAACAGTAGTACCCAAAGCCTGAGCGATTGCCAAGGCTTCGTCCGCCCGGGGCAAGTTTCCGTCCCGTTGGAGCGAATAATAGGACGCATGGTTCAAACCAACCGAATAAATGAATTCCTGTAGGGAGAGGTTTTTAGTCTTTTTGGCTAATTGCTTAACCCTCGTGTAGAAATCCATATACCTAATTTTCGCCAATTTTGGCACTTTGAAATTATCCATACAGATAAAAATGACTTGATTTTTTTATCTGGCTAGATTATTATGTCTTATACCGCCCTGGTGCATTGTTCTTCCACAAACAGGAATGATGTGTTTTATGGTTCTCCCTAAAGTTCCATAACCAGAGGCGGCTTTTTTTTTGCCAAAAATAAGGTACAATATAAAAAGAAAGGAGAAATACCATGAAAATTTTCCTGCGGATTACTGGTATTGTAATTGCCGTTTTGAGCCTTTTGCTACTTATAGCCGTTCCTGTCGCCGGGATTATTTTCCTCATTATTGGCGCGTTATTTATCTTCCTTTCAATAAAACTTCCGAAAAAAACAGTACAAAAAAAGCAGCCGGAAACAGCGGAAGAAACAGATGAAAAGGTTATAAAAAAAATAGAACATAATGTTGGCGATATTGAATTTTCAATAACCATGAAATCCTCCAAAAGAGTTATTGAAATACCAGATAATACTTATCAAGATTGGGAAAAGCACTACAAAACCAATCCAGATACAATTTTTATCGAGTATAGTGATATTGAAGGGAACAAATCATCACGATACATAAAACCACAAGAAATATATAACAAAGGCAAAGTTATATATATTAGTGCTTTTTGTTTTATGTATGAAGAAAAAAGAACTTTTAGAGCTGATCGGATTACTCGCTTGTATGAAAAACCCGGAATAGAAGTTACTGATATTGAAGGCTTTTTTAAGAACCAGTTAAAAAAACCATCATGATACTTTGAATTCAATTATTTTTACCTCCTGTTCTTTTTTATCTTCCTGTTTTGTTCTCGCTTCGATGAGCTTCGACCCCATTTCACGGATAATTTTATCAGGAGTATGAAGATAGATTTTTGTCGTTTCCAGTTTCGAATGACCAAGCATTTCCTGAATGTACCGTAAGGCAACACCCCTATTTTCCAGTAGGGAAGCCAGCGAATGCCGGGAAGAATGCGGCGTGATGTTCCTGCCGTTGAGGTTTATGCCTGCCCTTTCTATCCACTGGTTAAAATGCTTTTTCAGCCAGAACGCGCCCGGTATCATGCTCCCCCGAATCGGTTTCTTGAACGAGATAACAAAATCATGCTTCCCGTTCTCAGCCCATAATTTTTTTATAGCCTCCTGAAAGATAGGATCAAACGGCGCTTCCCGGGGCTTTTTTTCCTTGAGCGGCCCCAATACCTTCCCGCCAGAATCAAAGTCCTGCCATGCCCGGCAGAGGTTTATTTTCGGCGTAGCCCAATCCAAATCCTCAGGCATGAGAGCGAATACTTCCGCCCGGCGCATACCGGCAAGGTACAGGCCGGCACATACGCAAAGTTCCAAAGTAGTCGTCAGAACACCGGGATTAAAGAACATCAGCATTTCTTCCTCAGTTAGATAAGCCCTTTTTGGAGATTTGTACTTTGGCGCTTTCGTGTATTGAAAAGGATTCAACCAGCGGTAATTTTGCCGCTTCTGGCCATACGCCTTGAATCCCATCCTGACAAATTTAATAACCTTTACGAATGTCCGTGTACCGCCCATTGCCCCGCCGTGCTGTAGTTTTTTCATTGACATTCTGGTAATGAACTCAAGCGCGTCCTCTTCCTCCACTTCAGTCATTTTTAATGCACATAACGGGTCATTTTTGATGTGCAGGTTGAAGTCTTTTCTGTAGCCTTTCAGGGTAGAGACGGAATACGGCCTGTTTTCAGCAGCATTTATCCCGGTTCTGGGGCTGGTTGTGATTTCGGTAAACTTTTCCAGCCAGTCGCCAACGGTAATGTCCTCTGAGGGGACGCGCCGGGCAGATTCGCCGGTTTCAATGGATTTTTTCAGGTAGGCAATAAGGACATGGACGTTTTTTTTACATTCTGCTTTTGATTTTGGTTGACGATATGAAAAAAGCTCGTCAGGAAGGGTATTGATACTCCGCCGCTTCCATTCGGCGCAGACCCGGTGCGGCAGCCCGCAGGTGGGATTAAGGGTTATTTGGAAGGAATTTCCACGTTCATGGACAATAAAAGGCTCTGCAATACGACCCATAGCATATCTCCTTGAGGAAATAATTCCTGCACAATTCCTGCACAGGTGCTACGAATCTCAGAAAACACAAAAAAACAAAGAAAAGAAAGAACCCTAAGTCTATGTACTACATAGACTTAGGGTAGGGCTGCAAATACCCCAGTCGGGCAACCCGGATTTGAACCGGGGACCCCAAGTCCCCCAGACTTGTACGCTAAACCAACTGCGCTATTGCCCGTTAGCCATATTCTGACCAAAGAAAAAGAAAATGTCAAGAGGAATTTTCTGTTTTGGAGCCGGTTTGCCGCTTATTTTTCCGTCATGGTTATTGTCTCGTCCCAGTCGGCCGGGGGCGGATTAGCCAGAAGTTCCGTTATGCGGTCAAGGTACATCGCGGAAAGATAATCTTCTTTGCCTGTTGTTTTTTCGGCAATGGACAGGGCCTTGCCAAAATACTGTTTTGCCGTTTCCCATTCGCGCATGGCGTAAAGTTTAAGCCCCTTGTTGTACTGGTCCAGGGCTTCCCTGTCAATAATCAGGGAGGCGGGCGTGTCCGGGTCGGCCTCTCCCCGCCACGCGGAATACACCGTATACAGCCCCACCGGCTGGTCCTTGCCTTTTACCCGCACACTGTCGGCCTTGCGGAAAATAAAGTGCTCTTTGGCTTCTGTGTAAATAAATTCCGAAACAAT